CTGAAAGGAATCTTCGATTCATTGTTTCACCTCTTTTTCAGATCCGTCGTCATACACCGCAACTTTCACGATCTCCCAGAACTCTATCGGCCACTGCTTAGTATCCTTCTTCATCCAATACCGCTGTCGCTGCTTGATCGAGGCGTATTTGCCAGACGTTGTAAACAGTATGTCTATGCGGCCACGTTGACTCATTCGGTCACGCGGAACACTCCAATACTTCTCACCCTTCACGTCGCTGTTGTAGTCCGGCACATGGACAAGAAATTTGTGGCGCCACTTGCCGTCCACACATATCAGCGCCTCATGGTACTGCCTCAGTTCAGGTGGCAGGGCCACTGTAAAATGACACCTCTGGATACGCCTCTCCTGCAGGTGCAACTTGTCCGCGAACTTCTGATTCGCATAGATCCCTTTGGCCTCCACAGGCCCGTCCAGCTTGCTGTAGCAGGTACAGAACAGCTTCGCGTTGAATCTGTGGACAATCTGATACTTGTAGCTAACTATTTTGGGTTTGGGGTGAGCCGGTGTGGCTTGGGTAGGGAAAGGAGTAGTAACCTCTGCTTTTTGCGGCAGAGGCGGGGACCACACCGGCTCGGTAATTTCTTCTTCTGTGTGAGTGCCGTTGCTCAGGCAGCAGACGGACCATGCTGACATCGCCACCAGAGCCAGCCATGCCAATGTCCGCAGGTCGCCCAAGCGTCTCATTCACTTCTCCTCAATCAAAGTGCTTGGCGGGGCAGGGCTGCTTTCGCTTATCTGCCCTGATCCACCGTGCACAGTGTATACGGAACGTGCCGTGTCTACGACCCCGGCTTAGAGGTCCGCCACCCGCCAGCACCATACTTTACCGATTCTTCCCGCCGCCTCGTCCGCCGCCCTTGCCGTACCCGGGGCCACCGCTCGGACAGGCCTTCTTGTTCTTGTTCCTGCGCCCACCGCCGGGCATTCCACGGCCCTTGCCTGCGCCCTTCTTCTGTCCGTAAGCCATATCAAATTCCTCCAAAATAAAGAGTTACTTATCCTTCTTTTCCCGCCGACGCCGCTCTACAGCGCATTCCTGGCAGAGATTTTCGTCCTTGCCGTACTTGCAATCGCCGGTCAAGCCGCAGATCGCGCACTTGTTGTTGATCTGGCTCTCAAACATGTCTGTCTGACCGTCGTTTTGGGCGTCCAGGGGCGACATCTCGTCTTCTACGTCCTCTGGGCTATCCGAATCGTCATCCTCCCGTAGAATGGCCGTTTCGGGCGTCTCAGCAGCCTTCGTTTCCTTACGAACCTTGTCCAGCTTGCCCTTCAGGTCTTTCTGCTTGTCCGTAGGGCCAGCCGGGACGTTGCCAAACACCTCTTCCAGCGTGGTCGTCTCCTCGTTCACGGCATTCACCACGCCACGCAAGATTATCAGATGGTCGATTGTCAGCTCTTCAGCGGCCTTGACCTCGGAGGGATTGTCCTCAAGCGAGTTCAGCATGGCGAATAGCTGCTTCTGCTTGTATCCCCGGGCGTCAAACCATGCCAGCGCGGCCTTTCTCTTCTCGGCAATCGTGCGTTCGTCGCCCATGCCGACCTTCTTGACCTGCTCAACAACGTCCTTGAAGATCGCGCTCGGAACGACTTTGAAGATAGCATTGCGGAAGGCAATGGCGCACCCGGCGTTGCTGGTCGTATTGACCATATCGTCCGAATAGCGCCTACCGCTCTTTGTTGTGATCCTGCGACGCACCTCAACGCTGGTCGCCACGTTGTTCTCAAGGTCGTGGCATACGCCTTGGCAGATCACGCTCGTCTCGTCATAGCCGATCACCCTTGCAGCCGCCCTGAGATTCCCGTAGGAAGCGGCTATGATCTCAGCCATCCGCACAGACGGTCCTTCAATGACCTTGCCGTCACGGGGAAGCGCATAGAAACATGCCTCTGCGGTCTTGGGGTCAAGTGTAGCAATCTCAAGGATTTTCTCCCTCGCCCGCTTCATGCTGCGGGGGAATTTTCTTGCGGTTTGGATTTGAATATCAACCTCCGCCCGATTGATCGCTTCCAGCGCGTCACTGGTTCCAATAACTTCCGTCTCAATCATTGCATTGTCTTCGTTCAATTTACAGCTCCCTTTTCCAAAGTTTCCAAGGCCACAGAAAAGTGCGGCTGGCCTTTGTGTTCGTGTTTTCGTCGATAATGTCATTGACCTTTCTGGTCCAGCTGTGGTCGTCCTCAGAGAAAAGGGCCTTCAGCTGCATCGCAACAGCCTTCCAGTCCGTGCGCGTCGCCTCCTTAGTCTTCCACGTCACCTTCTCGCCGTCACCGGCGTCAATGCCCTCGTCAGTGCCGATCAGTCGCTGCAGGTCATGCTTCTTTTTCTCGACCCTGGCCTTCGCCCGCTCCAACGCCAGCCAGTGTTTCTTGGCAACCGACAGGTGCTTTGCCTCGGCCTCTGTGGCCTTACGAATGGTCTCAGGCTTTGTCTGGTGTGTCATCAGGTCTGGAGGTAGAACGTGAGGGACAATGTATGTTTCCCAGAACTCTTTTTCGGCCTCAATCAAAGACGCCTCGATCTCCATGTTGCGCTTGATCGTGTAGACCCTGAAGTCAAGGTTGTTGCGGATGAGGCTCGTCACCAGATCAAGCGGCACCCCACCTTCCATTACGGCCACCAAGACAGAGAAAATTTGCTCGTCTGCGAACACTACCGGAACGTCCACGCTTTCGGCGTTGGCAACAGCCATTGCGTGTCGCACCTGTATGTCATAGACTTCGGGGATCTCGTCGCTTCCGTCCTCTCCCCATTCGTCAACGTAATAGATGCTGGCAGATTTGGCCTCTACCAGCGTCCGTGGTTCTTCAAACGGAGAGGAGGTAAACCCGTCTGGGGTGGCCGTCATCCACTCGTATTTCCCATGCCGAAGCATCAGTGAATCACCGATCCCCACCTTTGCGCTCTGCCTATAAGCATCCAAGATAGCCGGTTCAAGCACATGCCCCCGGTGCATGGCAGGTGTCATTTCCTGCTCACCAGCCTCGTTCCACTTATCAAGGGCCACATCCCGTGCGCTTCGCCAATTAGAAAATCCGAGCGCACTAGGCGCATCACTTGCGCCCAGGCTTTTGCGCCGAGCCTCCAGCCACGCAGGGCTATTCGGTGCCACGTCAACTACAATCGGTTCATCGGCCATAGTCAGCTCCATTAAAAAGGAAATTCGTCAGAGGGCTCACTTGTCTGCGGCTCAGCGCTTTTGGGCTTAGGCGCTGACTTCGGCGTGGTCTTTATTGTCGGGTCCGAAGGGAATATGCGGTAGTCGGGGTGCGTGTCCTTGGTTTTGTTGTTTGTAAAGGCCACGAAATATCTCTTGCGACCTTCTATCTCGATGGTCATGCTCAGATACTCGTTCCCGGCACGGCTTTTCATAATCCAGATTGCGCCGATATCCTTGTCTTTGTTATCCGCCATTATTTGCTCTCCTTCTTGTCGTAACGATACATACCGCGACTGAATAGTCGCCAAAGAATCTCTCCGGACAACTGGATCATAAATGCAGCGGGTTTCGGCTTGTTCCAAGGGCAACAACCGGGAACAACCACTGACTTGCGCCTTTCTACCAGCCACCTCAAATCAGCAAGCGACTCAACCTTCCGCTCCATTACTCGCTCTCCTTCTTGTCGCTTATGTGTTGATCAATTGAATATCCACGCTCCCAATCTAACTCATCAATTTCTTTTGGGGCATCCAAATAGCCGTCAATGGCAGCACCCATCATTTCTGCCGCAACTTTCGGACTGACCTTCCCATAGCCTGTTCCCATGCCTGGGATCAGCACCATTGGCCCGTCATCGCCCATATTGTCACTCTGCCAACCGTTGTGGCAGGCTATTATTGCCGCCCTGGTGGCGTTGTAAACGACCTCGGCATCTATCTCTTTCGGTCTTCGCATTGTTGGTGTGTATGCCAGAAAAGCCGGATAGGGTCTACCCGTCTGAACTAAGAACGATGCACCAACCGGCTGCTCCCCGCAGTATTCAGCAATTATTTTGCGCTGAACACGCATTTGGATTGCTTCCCCAAAACATTCCCGAACAGCATAATCAAATCCGCCGTCCATTATTCCAAAGCTATTGCCGGGGGTCACAAGAATATCGCCACGACAGGAATCAAGAGCGCGATCTAAGTCGAGTTGTGCAATTTCCACATGTGAGTTCATGTGCAATCGTTCATGCCACGCATCACATATTTTTTTGTCGGTATCAAACAGCAGAAATATCATCGTTCGCCCTTTTTCTTGTCCGCGAAATCGTGAATGAAACGACAGATATTTTTATCTCTATTTAGAACCATAATAGCACAACATATTGCCATTGGTAATTTGTCGCTTTCCGCAACAAGATAATTTTTTGATGGGATTTCAATTCTCCACAAGCGATCTTTTTTGGCTAAAATTGCTTTATCGTCAAACAGTCCAAATGCCGTTGCTGCTTGAAACGCATTTTCGATGCATTTTGAATATGGCGGCGCAGGACTTGATGCTTTATACTCAACATCCCATTCAAGACGACAGGTTACGCAATGCTGAAAATCTTGCGCACACTGCTTTACTTCAGAAAATGACTTCCCACATCGACAACAATGGGTAAAATTGTTTCTTCCAATAATAGGATACGGGCAATCTTTGTCGTGTCGTACACCAATAATATCAGCCACATGTTCGTCTATAGTCACAAACATGCTTATTTCCCCTTCTTGTCCGCGAAATCTCGAACGCTACACTTGTAGATAGCCGCCAAAGAAAGCGCGTACTCCATGCCGGGAACGTGCTTGCCCGACTCGTAGTTATGCAGAAGTTGTGGCGACGCCTTGGTATGTCCCATGTCCCACAGAAGCCCCACAACATTGTTGATCGTCAGGCCAAGCTTCTCCCTTCGCGCCTTGAGCTTGTCCTTGGAAAAGTCAATCTTTTCCATCATTGCTTTCCTTGCTGATCAGGTAGTTGAACAACAGGTCTATCTTGGCCTCCATTCGTTCGAGCTTCAGCGCCATTCGCACCGGCGGGAACAAGTCCAGTATGCCTCGCTGCGCGTGTTCGCGTTTCAACTCGGCCTCGTTTTTGGCGAAGTCAGCTTCAATGTTTTCTTTCAGTTCTTTGAGGCTCATTTTGGCCCTTCCCTTTCTTGTCCGTTTCATGCCGGGAGTATGCAACATGATTGGTAGAATGTCAAGGGAAATTCTAAAGAATATTGTAGCGCCGACACAAACTGCTGTGAGTTAGCGTGTTATGCGGGAAAAAAGGCGGGTTCAGAGCGGACAAGATCTCCGAACCCGCCGGTATGACCGACGGTGTGGCCGTCAGTCTTTTTTCTTCGTCTCGCTCCAAATGTAGACGCAGGCAACCGCGCAGATGCTTGCGAACTTGACCTGATCGAGTTCACTGACCGCCAGGTACACCAATGCGGCAATCACATACATCCGCTTACTCACCAGTCCCCTCAGCGCGTTCTCGGTGCCGCTGTAAATACTGGTCAGCAATTCCATGATCTTACTCTTCGCCTTCTTCTCAGGCATGTCACGCTCCTATCTAAAGAATCTTTGCAACTGCGGCCTTCAACATCCTGGCCGCACCCCAAATAACTATCAACGCAAATATGAGAACCACCACGACAAGCCCGATGCCATACCAGATAGAATTTGTATCGTGGCTGGTTTTCACGCCACCCTCCACATCGCCTGTCTTTGTACTCCCCTGAAGAGTCTCAAACCTTTGATTGATCGTCGTCATAATCGTCGTCTTGAACTCGGCGAACGATTGCTGGTACTTGATCAGGTCGCCGTTCAGCGTGTCAATTTCTTCTCGCATTTCCTGCTGGTTTTCCATCGACGCCTTGACCGCCGTTTCCAGCTCGTTCGACGGCTTGACGCTCTGCCCGTTGCAGCCGACGAGGAACAGCACGAACATCAGCAGGGCAAGCAGGGCAAGAAAGCCCCAGCCGAGTATTTCCCGTGTCTCCACTACGTTCTCCTTGTTATAGGCATTCATCGCATCCTCTTCTTATCTTTTCTATCTGCAAGCCGCTTGAACATCTGCATCTGCCGGTCTGTGACCGTATATTCGCATTTCGGGCATTTCCATTCGTCCTTTTTCTGCACGAACTCAACGTCACGCTGCGGACATTTTATTGCGACGGCCATTGCTTTACGAGTTCCCGCAAACGGCGCAGACGGCTGCGATAGGCATCCTTCCGCTTGTAGCCTGCCCCGCCTTCTTCTTTTGAGCGTGTCCAGTATTTCTGAAAGGCGTCAACCATGTCCTCTTTCGAGTAGCCCTTGAGTTCCTCCATCGCCTTCTCTCGTGACTTCTGCCATGCCTCTTTGCGCTCCTCGAACTTCTCGTCGGCCTTGGAGCCCCATTCCTTGCGGTATTCACGGTCAAGCACCGGCTCCTCGTCTGTCAGGATCTTGATCTTCCTGCCTGCATGGTTCTGCTTGGCCGTCTCGTATTGTTTGACCTGTCGGGGCGTCAGCCTGTCCTGATATGACAGCGGCCCATCATTCCACTTCGCATTTTCCAGCGCCTTCTCGTACAGGTACTTGCGGTCTTCTTCTGAAGACATCATGTAGTCCGCACGTTCTTTGCCCACTGCGTTTCTGACAACATCCCTCACGTCCTTCAGGAACTGCGTTGCGCCCTCTATTGGAATGCCGGTCAGCCTCGATGCCTTGAAAGACTTATTCAGCGCCTGCTCGAACTTAGCCCATGCCTTGGAGTCGCCCTTCTTGTGCTTGCCGGTTCTCTTGGAATACTCTTCGTCATTCACAAGAGCAACAATGCTTTCCCCAAGTAGCCGGAAGGTGTCGGTAGCATCTTTTACTGCATCGAACACCGGGGCGTTCATGGCGTCCTGGTCGTGGTAGTCGGATACCACGGCCTTGAACATATCGCCGCCAAGCGGCAGATACCCGGCGAGATTCATCAGCGCATCTTTCAAGTAATCCTCGGGCTCCTTGTCGTCGCCCTTGCCGCGAATCAATCCATACAGCGCGAGTCGTGCGGTGTTCGCCAGCGCCCCCATCATCAGAACATACCCGGCTGCGCGGGCGAATTCAGGACTGGCAATCGTGCCCTTCTTGTGATACTGGATGTTCATATTCACCAGAGCCTTGTCCATGTATGATCTGAACATTGTCAGATACCGGATCAGCTCAGACTTAGATCCGCCAAGTTGCGTCCGTGTCTCAACGTCGAAGGTCGGCTGTGTGCGCCTGACGGCTTTCTCAGCCAACGCCACCGCATTCTGAAGCGTCCCGCCCTTTGCTTCTGTTGACAAGTGCGAAGCCAGAACGATTCTCTCTACGGTTGCCTGATCGAATCTGCTGATGAAATATCCCAGCTTGTTCCGCAGTGCCCGCTTGCCAGTCAGTATGGGCGACAAATCTCGCGCTGCAGACAGAGCGCCCAGGTCACGGTCAAACTTCATCTCGGCCCACCTGTCGCTCAGAATTTCAGACTGGCCAACGATCTCATCGATGATCTTCCGATTGGCGCTGCTTAACTCCTTGCCGCTCAGCGCTTTAAGCAGGTATATTTCGCCAACCTCGGTTGCGGCAGAAGGGTAAGACAGTGTTTGCGCCACCCACGTTGACGGCCTCAGCGACAGCGTACTGATCGTGTAGTTGCCTCGCAGTCTCGCAAAGATGCCCTCATCCGGGTTCTTCTTGATTGAACCCCGCAGACGATCCATCATGCCTTCAAACACGCGGAACGCATCATTGCCGAACCGCGACTGGATAGATGCCCGCACTTCTGGGTCTTTGAGTATCGAGTACATGTTTCGCATGGGCGACAAGTAGGCCGACAGTGCTGCGGATTCGTTTATGTGGTTGTCGAACACCTGAAACACATCTGGGATAATCAGTTTGGCTCTGCTGCCCACACGTTCCTGCAGGAAACCCGCGTTCTCCAACGGGTCGATCTTCTGCTGGACCATAAGCTGGTCACTGATGCTCTTCTTGATCTCATCCGAATAGCGGAATATCCGCATATAGTTTTCTTTCCGCGCCATCTCAAAGCCGTACCGCTCAAGCGTGGCTTCATTGATGGCATTCTTGATCTCGCCGTTCATCGTGTCCTGGATGGCATTGGCGACCTTCATCTCCTCGTCGCTCATTGACTTTCTGATTGCAGCCAGATCATCCTCGGTAAGCGCCCGTGAGCGAATGTCCTGATCGCCCTTCCGTGCGCTATAGTCGTTATAGACAAACCCGCCACTGGTCAGCAATGCGTTCAGGCCTTCGGCGTCCTGGCCGAGAAGATACAGGTACAGTTTCTGTCCCTTGGTCAAGTTGACGTTCTTGTCGTTGGCAAAGTCGAACTTCTCTGTTGCGGTTTTTCCGCCAAGCAGGTGCGACCATGTTTCGGGGATCTTCATGTCTCCAACACGCTTCTTGTATGCCGCCCAGAACGATTTGCCAACCCGACTCATCTTTGCCCTGGCATTGTTGATTTGGTCGCTGAAGAACTGCTGCACCGGCCCGTTATCTCCCTTGTCGAACCTCACAGTAAAGGCCTCGATGTTGTATCCTATGCGGTTCCATGCCTTACCGATCGGCCCTTCCTTTTCGACAACACGCTTGCCGCTTGGGTCTTCTTGGGGTTTGCCAACTCTTTCGATGATCGTATCTTTGACGTTTGCGCGCTTGCCAAGACGTTCCATGTGGATGTTTTCGGCAAGACCCTTCTGGGCCTGAATCAGATAGTTAATCGTGTCGGCAACCTGCTGCAACTCTTCGACGCTCATGTCGTAGATATTGCGCTTGCCTATCAATTCCGCACCTTGCTCGACGTACCGCGCCAACTCGTCCGGCGTTTCCATCTCCTTGTTTTCGGTCTGCAGGTACTCAATGACGTTCTTCAGTCCCTTGGCCCGCTTCTTGAAATCGATGCCCTCAACAAATGCCGTCATCTCGTCGCGCAGGTGCGGAAACATCTTCTTGAATGCGTCACCGCCAGAGGAGAACTTCTTGGCCTTGTCCAGAGCCTTCTTCACACCAGCGATAGCGTCCGAATGCTCTTTCTGTGCGGCAATCACGTCTATGCGCTCAATGGCCTTGACGAAGCCCTGTTCGGTTGTGGCATTCTTGATCGCCGCCATCGCCTTTTCGCGTACTCCAGCAGGCAGGTTCTCCCTCGCATAGTCAAACAGTTGCTTCTTCAGCTCCTGCATCTCGGCCTTTCCTGCCTTCCATGCCTTGTTTTTTGCTATTGCCAGCATCTTGTATAACTGAGTCTTGGTTAGATCAATCTTTTCCCTGCCCTTGAACTGGGCCGTTTCTTCTTTGGTTACAGCCTTGCCCGGCCTCCTTGCCTCGACGGCCTCCTTGATCTTCTTTATCATAGCGTCTTTGGACAGCCCGGTGAGCCTGAGGCCCAGCCTCTTGCCGGCCGATCGCAGCTCATCCTGAGAAAGATCGTCTATGTCTTCTTCCTGCATTTCATTCAGCCACTGCGCGAACATCTCGTCGGCTTCGGCGGTAGTAATTTCGCCTTTGAGCGCGAATTTGGCGCCTGATGACCCTATCCTATGCTCGTCCATTAAAGCATCGTACAGTGCTTGCGCGTCAGTCTTGGAGCCTATAGTGAAGTCTACTTCTGGGCTCGACTCAAGGTTTTGGGCAATAACATCCCATCCACCGCCGTCTTGGGGAAGTCTCCTCCAAAGGGTGGGCGCGCTTTCCTTTATCTCCTGAAGGTCGATACCTGCCGCTTCTGCCTGGTTCTTCCCGGGCAAGCCACCGGCTATTTTCTCAAGATAATGCGTTATCGGGTAGCTGACCTTTCCTATTGGGGATGGCTTTGCCTTGGCTTTTGTGCCGCCAAGCATCTTGTCGAAGAACGCCCTCACATCGTCGTTCAGGCGGACGTTGATCGGCAACCCCGTGAGCTTCTTGTAGATATCGGTCAGCCATTCCTTGAATCGGGCGAACACAGCCTGCAGCTTCTTCGTTGGCGCCACGCCCTCGCGCAGGTACTTCTCAAACGCATTGGCAAACCGCTCTTCGGTCTTGCCCGTCCACTTCGATTCCTTGACACCGGCCCACTGCTCAATGGCCTTCATGTCGGCAGGGTAATACTGGCTGGCGATTCGGCGCATCATGTGGGCAAATTCGTGAACAAAACTGCTTGCGTCGGCAGCCCTGCCAGCCCGAATAACAGCCTTACCATTTTCAAGAAACTTGATTCCCGCCCGTTCTCCACGCTTCGTGCCGCGCTTCACTTCTTGGATTAGGCTGTCGTAGGCGTCATCTGCGCTCTCAAAATGACCGTCTTTGACAAGCCGCTCCACCACAGCGTCGGCAATGGCGATGTTCGCATCTGTCTCTTCGTCGGTATAGTCAAACACGTCTTTGACGTTTTCGCGGAACTGGTCGCGTGTCATGCGGCTGTATGCCTGCTTTGCGGCTGGCGTGGCCATCTCAAGGAAAATCCGCTTCAGCTTCTCTTGGATTCGGTCAAGCTGCTTTCTGACTGTTTCAGCGGAAACGCCAAGCTCTTTTGATAGATCAACCTGAGTTCTGTCGCCCATAATCACGTCAACATAGGGCTGATCTTCCTCTGCTAAGGCATTGACGGCCTGACGCATAACATCCCGCTCGTCCTGCTCCATGCCCTCGACTTCGGGAGCTTCAACCTGCTCGGCCTCGGCAATGGGGACTTGCTTCTTGCGCTCCGCCGCCTGCTTGCTGGTGACGCTCTTCAGGTGCTCTTTAATCCATTTGTTGGCGAACCTCTCGAACGGTCCTTTGTCCGGATTGTATTTTTCGGCTGCTTTTTGAAGCCCGTCAAACGCGGGACCGGTCAGTTCATCTGGCTTGATTCCGAACTTCTTGCCGTACCGCTTGGCGTATTTGTCCACCAAGCCGATGTTGGCCGTGACAAGGCTCTGTTGTTCGGCGGAGAGCGGGGCTACTTCTTCTCCGGCACCTTCACGCTCGACAGGAGCTTCCCGTTCTTGTCCCTTATCTCGAACGTCCCGCCCCTGAAGTCTATCCCCTCTTTCCGCATCGACATCAACCAGGAACCCAGGGAGTTCTCCCTTGGCCGGTCTAATTTTTTGTTCTGTTGCGACACGTTTTGCCTCCTCCATCTTGTTAGCGGCTTCACCGGTGGTGGCCCCTGTATCATAAACTAAGTGAGCCCCCTGAAAGGTTCTCAGCTCGCCGCTTTTGTCAATGAACCTGAATGCCATGTTCTTGAGGTCTTTGTTGACCCTATCAAGAACTTCAGTAAAGTCCTTGCCGGACACCTCGTGAGCCATCAGCTCGTCTCCGCCCCATCGGGCGACATCCAAGCCCTCGGCCTTGAGTACCTCTGCCACGCCTTTTAAGAGAGCGTCTCCGCCTTCGTAGGCCAGACGGTCATTTACCGCCCCGAGCCCAACTACGTCCATCGCGGCCTTCTGGCCCTTCAAGCCTCCTTCGTTCTCAAGGGCCTGCCATGCGATCCTCGTTGGGAGGCCGGTAACAACGTCCATCTGAGATTCGTAAACCTGATGAAGAAGCTGATCAATTCGTTCAGCCCTTACATCGTCAGGCAGATTCGCAATCTCAGCAACCAACCCGCCCCGATTCTCCGGCGACAAAGCCTCTACCCGAGATCTCAACTCTAAGTCCTGCCGCCTCTCCACCATTATTGTGCCACGCTTTTCCTCAGACGGCAACTCTTTTTCTGCTTCCTTCCCCTCTAACATCTCAACGGAGTCTATTATGTCTTCATTTACGACCTCTATGTCGCCTGCTGCTTGCGCTGTTATTACTGCGTCATATCCTTCTGTGTATTTTTCATCATCAACAAAGCCAAGGCCTTCTTCGTCATATTCAACTTCTGCCAACTGGCTTGGTTTTATCTTTACCCTGTATATTCTGATATCTGAGTAGTCTGGCTTTTCGTATGGTTCGGTTTGTCTCTTTACGGCATCTTCCGCATAGCCTCTCGCATCTTCAATATCGCTACTAAAAAAAGCACCGCTCGTTGCGTCTATCCGAAACGCACCCTCTATCATTCTGTCCGTTCCGTGATAAGCGGTTATCGTTCCCTCTTCGTCAACCTCAAAATCATATTTCTTGGCAAGGTCTATAGTCTTCTTTTTCTCTTTGGGAATATCCGCAACCCCCTGTTTTTCGGTATCTGCGGCCTCTATCTCTGTCGGGATGGGTAATGGGGCACTTTCTTCTGTTACCTCGCTCAGAGGCTCTTTTTGGGCCTCCTGTGGGGCTTCTACGGCCTGCTGCTGCGCCGATAGCTCCTGAAGTGCCTTTGCGCGGGACTCAGCCGTCCTATATTGCTCTGGAAGCGGCCCTTTGGGCAGACCCATTCGTTTCGCAAACTCGCGGCGGGAAACACGCTCTGTAGCGGCACCTGCTGCCGCATATCCAGCACCCATCACGCCGAATGAGACCGCTTCTGCCAGAAGTTGCTTGCCTTCTGGGATTATATCCTCATCTGAAACGCCGGTTACATTCCTCAATGCAGAGCCAAGGCGCTCTTCGCCCATCTCCATAAGCATACCATTCCAGCCAAGCTCATTCAGCCTGTTGGCCCATTTGCCGGTTCTGCCGGGTATCTTCAGCCATTCGCTCTTCATTGCGCCTACAATCTTTGCGAACTTGGGAGATTTCGATGCGAGTTTCTGAACCGCCTGACCGCCAAGCTTGCCCATCACCTCGCCCGATTCTTCAGACAGGTATTCGATGAAGGTGTCTCCAACGGCCTTGTAAAGCGCGGAAACAGGAGTCTCCTTGGATTCTTCGATTCTCGCATTATAGGCATCGTCGAAGACGGCCTTCGGGTTTGTTCTCTCAAGATAGCCTGCGGCTACCCTCGGAATGCCGACTGTTGCTGTACGTGCCGCTGCGCTTGCAGCCAAACCAACGCCGCCACGCACGGCCTTAGCAGCCAGCCCCTTGCCCAGCCCGGCAAGCATCTTCTGCGCCCCGGCTTTCGCCCCGCTTGCCAGTCCGCCGGAAGCAAAGAACTCTGTGACAAACGCAGGCATATCCGTCATAACGTCAACGGCCATGCCGCCCCATGTCTGTCCGCGGGCCTGCCTGTACTGATCGACGATCCACAGGTTGTGCAGGAATTCCATGTCATCAGCGTATTTCTCTGACAGAATATCCTCTCCAGCCTCTTGTGCATCCTTTATGCGATTCGACCGCTTGCGGATATCGTACAGCTCGGCAGCCTTCCATCCTACTCCAAACCCGGGAATCTTTTCTGGGATCGACGTACCGGCAAGCGTCTCGCCCATGTCAATCTCGCCCATTTGCCCCCACAAGTGACGCGGAGGAATGTTGAACGTCTTGCCCGGGAGCTTGATCTTGATCGTCATATCGTCTGGAATCTGCATCGCTGGGTTCTCGCCCATAAACACGGATTTCAGATTGCGCGATGTCTCAAGGTCAAACTTATTCGGATCTATCTCGGTCTTTCCGGCCTTTCTCGTTTTGCCGATAGCGGCAGCAGACTTCCTGATGGCCCCAGTGTCGTTATACAGCATGTCCTTGTAGTCTCGGTAGTCGCGTTCGTCCCATTCGCCCATGTCACGCTTGAACCGGGCCAGCTCCAAAGGATTCTCGCCACTTGCCGTAGCCGCAAGCATTCGCTTGTAAATGCCGATTCTCCGGTCCATCTCGTCAATAGACTGCTTGTATTGACGGTTGAACGCATCCACATCGGTATCGCCCCACTCGCCAAGCTCGGTTTTCATAGAGATCAGTTCGTCAGGGTCTTCGTTTGCGGCAACAATCTCGGTGGCCACTTTAGATATGTCGTCGAGCCGCTTCTGGTCAAACGGCTTAGTCGCTGTTTCCTTTTGAGGGGATAGCAATTCGGTCACGTCTATATACCCAAGTTTAGAGGTTTTTCGTTGCGCTTGCCACCCCTTGACAGCTCTTCAAGGTTATCAATGTATCCCTGGATCGTTCTCCTGGCCTTCATGCGTTTCACGTCGTTTTCCGGCCCCGATGGTATGGCGTCAAACCGAGCAACGGCTTCCCTGATTTTGTTCACGTAGTCAGGGTTAATCTCTCTCCCGGTAGACTCTAGATTCTTGATCATATCCTCTATCGCTACACTGTATTTTGACGGCTGTTCTGGCGGACCACCTGGAACGCCCTCGCCCATAGGGGGCTGCTCCGGCTCTACCGGTGTTGCCGATACCTCGGGAGCGGGCTGCTGCTGGCTGGCGCTGGCAAGGTCTTGCTTGATGCTCTCGGTTGCGCCTTGGCCCAGCAGGAAGTCCGCAGTCGTTTCGAGAAAGCCCTTTTTCGGCGGCTCCCCGGCAGACGGTTGGCCTTGAGCGCCCATTATTCTATCAACAATCTTTTGCGCTTCGTCTATATTCGGCAGGCCCGTGTCCGCGTCTTTCGTTGCCTCAATCGCCATTTTCCAAGCGGCAGACTCCTTTTTTTCTTGCAGCGCCTGCTTGGCTTCCTGCTGCTTGTTCCACTCCAGTGTTGTTTTGCCGGGGTCGGGTCTGCCTTGGCTGTCCAGCAATGCCGGAACCTTTTCGCCACCGCCAATATCAACCATCGGTTGATTATCTTCTTTCTCGGCTTCCGCGAACCACGGACCGGAAACGTCAGAGTGTTTATCGCTCCAATCCTTCATCGCCTTATTGCGCTGCTGTTCGTTGATTTTCCCCGCTTCATAGGCATCCTCGATCTGTTTTACTCCGGACTCAAATGTCGAGCGACGCTCTTTCATGCGCTGCTTCTCCGTATCGGTTTTCATCCGATACATTTCCTTCTGGCGCTCTAAAACCTCGTCGGGCATATCACCTTGAAGTTCCTGCCGCCGCCCCATTCTGTATGACAGGTCTGACTCTTCTATATCTATCGCAGCTCTTCTCTCTTGCTCCTCTCTCGCAAGCCTTTTCTCTTCGGGTTCTCCATATCGAACTATTTTGCTCTTTGGTTCGTGACGTGATTGAAAGCGTTGCGCCTCGCGCTGCCGGGCCATCGCTTGATCGCCGGAGAGAATAGAGGAGAACCCCCCGAAGGAACCGCCGCTTACCGGGGTGAGTCGCTTATCTTTTCCTGATACTATAGGCATGAGTTATCCTTTATGCGTAAAACAAATCGAGTGCTGCCGCTGCGTAGAATGGCCATGCGTTGTGAAAGGCGTAAGGGGCATTGGTGTTGTACTTGCCAACGGTTGCGCCACCGCCAGTAACCTGTACGCCGAAAGTGCCATGGATGCCGAAATGCTCCCAGAGGGTAATTCCTTCTGTTGCACACCAAGTCCTGAAAGAGTTGTACGCGGCCCAATAGTCGGTAAGGAAAATATGAAAATACGTTCCGTTTACAGCCTCGTTCATGTTTTCAATATGAGCATACGAAGAATGATCGGTGTTGTCATACGGAATCGGTGGAGCGGTGCTTTTTAGCCTTCCATCGTTCTGAAACAGCACATATATTTCGCTTGGCTTGCTGCCCAGCGTAGCCTTGCCAATGTCGTACCATGACTGAATCTCTGCGAGAGACAAAGTGCTGGTGATGTTGCCAGCGTGTACGTTAGGAGTGACGGTATGCTCTGCCGTCACGATGTAATCGGGATAGCTGAAGCCCGCCGGAACGAGCATTGAAGTGCCTGTCGTGTAGAAGTTTCCGCTGGCATTATTGAGAGCGCCGCCACGCTTGAGACCAACCGTGACAACGACGTTGTCGCTGCCCTGAGCATGGGCAGTAGTCAGAGCGGCATAATTTGCTGCCCAGTTGGCGCTAATGGGGTAGGTGTCTCCAGCGTCTTCCCGCCTTTCTGATGTTCCGATCATCAACACCAATACGCCTCCTTGGCCCTGTTTGCTCAGAGCCCCCATCGGAGAACGATAAAAGGCACCCAAAGGAGTGCGCCCCGGTGTATCATCGATAGCCATTATGACTCAACCGCCCAAGACCGGCAACTGTTGATCTCCTGCCAGTACGTCTCTGGCCCGGCTATCTGAATCACATCCTGAAAGTTTATGGCAGTAATAAGATCACCGGCCACATAGTCAGGCGTCACCAGCCATGTCTCGTCAGATTCCGACCCCACCGCATCCTCGACAAGCATCTCGTTCACGTCTTGCTGGGTAAAGTCCTTGCCGTCATATGTCGCTGCCGTGTAGTAGCTGATCCTCAAGGTCGGCGGCTTGGCAACATACACCTTCTCGGTTTGAAATGAACACAGCAGGTAATCGGCATATTCTGTCACCAGAACAAACTGGGCAACCATCGTCTTGCCCTTGAATCCGTCCTGAGTGAAGTTCCATCCATCACCACCACCGGATACGTTCATCGGATCTCCGGGGTAATTCGGCATCTGGTCAAGCTGGAGTCCGCCCTGCATGTCTATTGCCGCGCCACGCGCAGCCCCAAGGTCAAGTATTCCCTTATTCTTGTTTGCCCCGCCTCGTATCATTTATGTCCATCCCTGTGACTTCTGCGAGACAGCGACGTTCAGCAGCGCATTCAACGGCTCAAGGAAGCTCGGATAGTCATCGGTCCTGCTCTCGGCAAACCGCGTGACCACTTCGACAACCTTGTTGCGGACCTCCGTGCGGTAGCTGCCCTGCTTGTGCAGAATGTCGATCAGCCTGTTCCGGGCTTCGAGGAACTTCATGCGGATATCAACCTGCTTGTCGTACAGCCGCTCCTTGAGTTCAAGCTGCCGCTGCGTGATCTTGTCCTCAAGCTCAGAATCAGCATTGGCCATGCCCGTTGTGTTGCCGGTCGTGATAGAGTTCAGGGTAGTCGAGTTATACATTCCCCGGTCAATCAACTGCTGCGTCTGTGCCGCAAGGTCTGCTTCAAACGCATCGTCTATCCGTGTGCGCTCTGAGTCGGCCCAGTCATCGAGAGACCCGCTTACGTCTGTGTTGTGCGTCGTGTACTCTGTTGACAGGTTCGTAATGACCGCATCAACCAAAGCCTCAAAGGTGTCCTCGTCGTCCTCTATGGAATTCAGTTCGTCCTCGGTCTTGTCAACGACCACGGCCAGCAAGGCAATGATTTCATCGTACCGATCATCGTTGATCGTCCGACCTGCATTGTATGCGTCTGTGAACTCATTTATGAGAACCTGAAGCACGGCCCCCTCGTCAAACATGACCTTCGCAAGATAGGCATAGTCAGTAATCGCCGTTGGGTCCGTCAAGTACCATGATATGGGCGACCATCCCCTTGCAATCAGCCAGTTCAACAGCTGCGGCGATGGCGCTATAAAATACAGGTATTGACTTGTTTGACAATCGGCCTGATTTACCGGCGATTCGTCGTCGATAGTCAAATCGCTGATATAGTCATCAATCGCTATTTTGTCCATCTCTCACCCCTCATGTTTGGCATCGCCCTTACAGTGACGCCCATCTCTTCCAACTCCTCTTTCGAGAACTGGCTCATTGCGCCACCGTGGAGCACATTGATCCTATAATGCCCGGGCTTGTCTTTGTGGTGCCGATGCGTTTCCTCTATGATCCTCCTCAGGTGATTCTTGATCTGCGCTTTTGTCGGATTGCTACCATTAGGCACCAAGCAATTTCTTGTCACCATCTTTTTCTGTTCCATCATGTTCCTTACGATGAAGCTGTTACGCCGAATCCGGCTTGTGCAGCGTTTATCGAGTCAATAGCTGCATTGTTGGCCTGTACGTCATCAATTAACGCCACAAGCTGCGTCCGTATGCTGGTCACGTCGTCAATCAATTTCTCAAGTTCGGCTTCGTTGGCTTCGACATCATCCTTCAAGCCGTTGTATTCCGCAGCAATGGTCGCGAAGTTATTTTCTACGTCAGCCTTTTCATTGTCCCACGTATCTGTTGCCACGTCAACAAGCGTGTGCGTTCCGCTCGGTGTCCCGCCTGTACTGTCCGTAATATCGCTTGCGTCAAGCGTTGGGTCGCCTGCGGTTATGGCATCGGGATCGGTGGCGGTAGCAGCCGGATCAGCAATATGAGCGGCCTGAGAAGCACCGCCCAGATAGCCCCACTGCGCTGCGCTGATAGTCGTTGTTCCTATGGCCTGCAACTGAGTTACCTCTGCTGCAGTAAGAGACTCAAGCTCCACCGCGTAATGCGTGTTTATCCATGTGTTGAGCTGCGTTAGAGTGGCCTTCTTCTGCGTCGTCGCCGTATCTCCGTCGTTCATCAGGAACGTATCGGCATCGGCCAAAGCCGCACCCATAGCCGTCGCATCATAAATAATATCATCCATCTCGTCACGAATGGCCTTCGACGTTGCAACCTCGGCGTTGGACCCGGCAGCAAAAGAAGTCACCATCGCATAGGTGTTCTGCAGCGTGTCCGCATCAGACCAGTCGGCCAGATATCCTGCCGCACCGGAGCCGTTGATCGGATAATCAATGTGATCTGTAATATCAGACAGTGTTATCTTCTTCTCGGTCCCGCTTTGAGTGCAGTACAGCACGTCAGCATCGTTCGTGCTTGTCACTGCATCCAAGGCATTCATGTACGTGTCGAAACCGCCAAGCACAGAAGCCCTGAGTTCCGCCCACGTCGTCTTCTTCGGCGTAGTGCCGTTGACGGTCAGCACAAGATGTGCATCTGCTGGGGTCGAGCTCGCGTCTTTGTCGGATATGTCAAGTATGCTCGGCTCAAGTTCGGCAAGCATGTATGTGGCAAGAGTGCTCAGAGTTGCCGTGCCGTCCGTGCCAGCAACACCACCGTCACGCACGATAATCGCATCTGCATCTGCCAGTGCCGCCACATTGCTCTCAGCCCACATCGCGGCATTGATCGCAGCCTCCACCACCTCAAACGTGCATTCCTCCAGCTTGCCGTCATCTTCCAAAACGACAAAACTATCGTCAGTTCCAATGTCGGCAAGCGCGTCAGCCGCCTCTATCTGGTCTATGACATACGCCGACAGAAGATCGGGCGTTATGTGCTTCGCAGTGGAACCGTCGGCAACCGGGATCTTCTCCGACCCGCCTATGGTATCGGCTGGAAAATCGTCGGTATCTGTGAGTTCAATGTTAGCCATCTTGCTTTTCTCCTATTTGAGCTGACCCAGCTTCCGCATAAATATCGCCAGCGATTCGTAGGCCCACCGCCCTGCTGCATCAATCCAGATGGCACACCACGCACCCCTCGCTTTCGGATATACAACCTTGTTGTGTCCGGCAGCAAATGTATGACTGCTGAACACGTTTGTTGTTGTCCCGCCTGTGATATCTGAAACAGTATTGTCCACGACTGTCTCAGCCGCATCTCCCCTGACAACCCTGCAGGTAAGCCCGGCAGTGCTGGTGGCAAAATCGGCAATCATTCTCTCCAATGCTCCATCGCGGCCATATTCTCCACCGGTTTGAAATGGGCCGAGTATGATATCGCTGTTGACTGCCGTTCCATCGTCGGTTGTTGCCGTGTTATCGAATCTCCTGAGATACCCGTCCTTGCACCCCAGCACAACGTCAGAATACCCAGAATTAGGCAGCGTGGCAACCACCCAGGGCTGGTGATTGTTGTTCGGGAACGTCACTCGCCAGATAGCCTTGTGCTTCAGGTCAAACCACCAATGCTCACCCGCACTCGCAGCGTCAGGCGTCGCAAAGATATGAACGCCCTTGCTTTTGTGATCATAGGCCATCTTCACAATAACGCTCGTAACGTCAATGTCCTTCAGTTCCTCCGGTACAATTTCGGCTGATAGCTTCTGAGGAGGCTCCTTGCTTCCGATCGGCCATGTGTAGAGCCCGTCACGGGCCAACAACACCACAAGGCCGTCATGAGTGACACATGCGCTCTCAGCGCCGATTATGCCCACAGAATGGCTTATATTCTGCAGCTCCCCGGTTACAGGGCTGCCGTACAGCGCCCACAGCTCGTCGGTCGAGCCGAAGACAAACACCTTGTCCTTCCAGTTCATCGTGCACTTGTTCGTCCGGCTGACCTCACCGTACTTGCTGCCGGTCAGCGTCACGGCCTGCTTTATGTTTTTTGGCTTGTGCGTCGCTGCCGTCCAATCCGCAATGTTGCCTATGCCGGAGAAGTACAGAAGGTGACTCTCCCCGCCAAGCACAACCCGTCTTTGGTAGGTCGTGACCAGCGGCTGGCTTGAGGGAGCGTTTTCAACGTCTTCTACGGCACCGGACAGTGGATTGTACCGCTTGAGCGTCGAGCTTGCTATCAGAAGCCTGCCCTGGTACTCCGCCGTCTGGTATGTGTCATCGTCGCCTATGGGATTCACCGACGCCAGATCCGAGTCAAAAACCACATAGTCGCCATCGAGCAAGACCTTATCGCCATCGATCGTCAGGTATGCGACAGTCGTGGTTACTGATTCTCCCTGCAGGACCGCTATGCTGCCGTCCGTAACGACAATCAAGTCGTGCTGCAGATCGCCAGAATCGTCGATGTACGAGACTTTGTTTACTGCGGTGATCTGGGTTCCGAAGTCGTTGTCGACAAACTTGGAAAGCATCGGGCGTGAACCGCCCCTGCTTCTGTGTTCAAGCGGCCCTACGCCTCTTACATTTACAGCGTAAGGAGTCGTATAGGGCGCTTCTTGAGGATACCCCCCTCTACGATTTTCTCCACCCAGAGGAAAGCGTATGTTCATAATACCTACCTAACATCATTCTTCATCGCTTGGATCGCCTTCCCCTTCTGGTTCTTTGTCTGGTTCTTCAACGATCTCTACGTCAAAAAGGGCCAATGCACTCAAGAAGCCGCACAGCTTGTTGTATTCCGCCAGCGCCTTGTCACGCTTTGCGATCATCTGTTCGCGCAGTTTTTGGACCTGCTCCTTTGTGATTGCAGCCATAGGTATCCCTATAATCCGAATTGTTTCTTGAAAAATGCGACAATAAGCCCGCCGGTCACGCTCCACACTCCGATGAATATGCGGGTATGCAATTTCACTCTGCGCTCCACGCCGCTCAAACGCTTTTCGTGAGTTCCCATACTGTCAATACCCACGGCCAAATGCCTGATACAGCGTATCGTATCAGCGTTCGTCATGTTGGCGTCGTTCTTGCCTTCCAATTCGGTGTCAATCGCCTGTCTGACCGTTATTCCATTAGCCATTGAAGTTGCCTCACCTCAGAAAGATACAGGTACCGGCTGGGTCACAACCGGTACCCATATAGATTAGAATTCGCGGGCGATCCTCACCCAGTCGATCGTGGTGGTAACGTCGGCTCCACCATCTGAGTGCAACACCAAGTAGAACGCCATCTCTTCGCCGTCCGGGAAGTCCGTCGCCGCCAGCGTGATGGTGTCGGCCAAGGCCACACCATCCGCGTAGAGCGTGATCGTCGTCCCGTCCGAGTAAAAGCCAACCTTCTTGTACGTGTTGGCTACCAGCGTCACCGCATCTGCCTTGATCGTGGTAGGAGATGTCCCACCGCTGGCCGTGTTGAATGCCGTATCCATCTTATCGCCATCAGAGCCAAGGCGATGGAACCCGAAGTAGTCCTTGTCGGTTAGCGTATCATCATCGGAGATCAAGCCGTCTTCGGCCAACAGCGCCTGCTCGGCGAACCCGCAGAACACGTCGGAGATGTTTGTGACGAGATTCACCTTGATCCGGGCCTCGAACCACGCTTGCTTGCCACTGGCGAGAACGAACATGCCCGCGGCGTTCTTGCCGCCCAGACACGAGATACCGACACTTTCCTTGTCGGTCGTGGTGGACAGCACGAGCGCCCCGTTCGGGTCGTCGGTCAACATGCTGATAGTTGAGCCACCAGTCGCTCCGGTAAATCCCATGACACCGTCACCGAGAGCCGTGGCTGTCTGGTTGTTGGCCAGTGCATAATCACCCTGGAAATCATTAAAATACACACAGCCGTCTGTTGGGTCAAGCATGTACTGCAGGACCGGGCAACTGCCCCATATCAACGGAGACGGGCCGCGACCGGCAGCCGTACCGGCCTGGGCGGTATCGCCACACTCAAACGTCTGTGTTCCGCTGGAGAAATCATTATCCCCGGTGAACGTTTCATTCCCGCTGTGAGTATTGGCGCCGCTGAACGTCTGTACTCCACTGACAGTATTCGCACCACTGAACGTGGTATCGCCACTGAACGTCAAGTCGTTTCCGTCATCCACAGAACCAAAGCGGTCTTGTGCTTTTCTCAAGTCTTCTGGAAGGGTATGCGCACCCATAGTACAATCCTTTCTTTAATCGGGCAGAACGTCATTGACAGTCACGTAATAATTGTCTTCGTCCCGCCAACTTGTAAAACTTCTGTCTGAACGGTCGGCATTGTAACCCAAATCGGTCGGTGCCAACTGCTCGTCTCTTAAAATAGATTCCTTTATTGCCTCCCGTATGTTCTGCTTGTACTCAACAAGAGGCACGTTATTCATCAAATACCGTGCTGCAGCAATGCAGCAATCAAGAATCGCCTGCCCGTGAACCTGTCCGCCAAGAGGGTATTTATCCGTGGCATCCAGGTCTTTCGCCGTCAGGATGTAATAGGAGTACCCAAGCTGATAGGCTGCGTCAGCAAGCGGATGAAAGCACACCTCGAATCGCTGTCCATCGGTATTGTCGAAGGATCCTGTCTTCGCACGGATTGCCGCAGTGTCGGGGTATCCGGTTGTGGTGTTTCCCGACCTCTTTGCAAGAAAGTCGGCGGCACTGATACGATTCAAAGGACTTCGATTGTATGTCGAGGAGTAGGTAAACCATGAATCAGGCTGCCCGAAGTCATCAGGCAAATCATAGGCCACACGGCGCAGTTCATACGACGCTTCGGATACAGTGTCATCGGTCCAGTCCGCGTCCAGCTCAATATCAGAGCCGTCGGTACGCGAAGAGACGCTGTACTCGTACCCATTGTAATACAGGGTTCCTTGTGCAGCCCACGTAGGCCACGTCCCGTCCGCCAGCGTCACAGTCGCATCATCCTCGGTGAGGGTGATCGTTCCAGTGGAATAAGGCGCGGTAGTGGTTATCGTCGCGAACTTCTTCAGGAACCGCCAGTCATGGGCGGCCAGGAAATCAGAATAGCCTTTATCAATTGCCCGGTCGATATCCGCAGTTTCCTGCTCTGACCAGTCATCCGCCGAATAACTCAGGTCAAGCCCATATCGGGCCACCATTACCGACAAGTCGGCATAAGCGATCGAAAGCGAGCTTTCAGCCATAGCCTACTCCGTTGCGGCCTCCACGGCCCTTTTGCCTTTCACGGACTCCAGCAGGAGTTCGCGTAATTCTTCTGAGGGCTCTTTGCCGTTCAGTTCAAACCCTCGCTTCTCCAGCTCCGCCTCAACAGCCCTTCGGTTCATCTTGCGGATGTACTCCTCCGGGCTTGGCTTCGCCGGTTTCGGTTCTTCGTAAGAGATAAATACCTTATCGTCCGCGAGGTCATTCACAATACTGACCAGCACCTCTGCCTGCATTTCAATAAAATGCCCGAAGAACCGTGTCATGCGTTCTTCCATGCGCTCAACCCGGGATTTTGCTTCATCGGATATCGTCGCCTTGGCATCTGAAACTCCAAGCAGCGTCCGCAAATTCCTGTCATGAATCCTGTTCATGTTGTCCCTTTTTATCAAAAGATAGGTGCGGAGGCCGAAGCCCCCGCACCCGGTCATTGTCTATCGCTTCTGGGCGACGCGCACCCAGTCCACATACAGCTCGGCATTCGCACCCGTTGCGGCTACCTGAGCGGCGAATGAAACAGCCATGTCGCCCGTGCCGATAGTGGTGGGAATGTCGTCCGTGTCGGTGATCGCGGTGTACGCCTTGCCGTTCACATACGGAACGACGCGCAGGGCACCCTTGCCAGCCGGGACGTATGCCATGAACCCAAGCTTGATCCATGTGTTGTCCACGAAGGCAGTCTCGGTCGAGACGCTGGCAATACCCGTGCAGTCAGTCTGCTGATCTGCTGAACCAGCATTTGCGCTTGTGAACTCAATGTAGCTCGCGGTCGTGTTGGCATCAGTTGAGAAGCCAATCATGTTCCGCGAAGCATAATCAAGATCACCGCTGGTATCGATGATCGCGGTCTCAGTGTCGCAAAGTCCGATAAAGAACTCATCGCTCTCATCGTTGAGCATGACCCGTGCTTCAAAAAGCAGCGGATGCCCGGCTATCGGGCACCAGACTTCCTGCACTGCTGAAGATCCAAGCTGAACGCTGCTCACTCCATCGTGCTGTGCATTGTGGCCGTTGCTTGATACATTCAGAATGCCAAGCCCTGTAATCGTGCTGGTCGGGCTCAGGAGTTTGATGGTGCCTGAATTTACCGTTGTGAGGACCGTACCACACGCGGTTGTCGGGTCAAAAGGCCCAAGGAAATCATCGAAATAATGCGCCCAAGCTCCAACCGGTGCCTCGTCGAACTCCGCCCAGATAGCAGGGCTGGGAGCCGCGTTGGTATCGCTCGGGTCTCTGTACTGTACATGCTGTGCCATTGGTTATTCCTTTTTCAACAAAATGTCAATTAAGAAGCGAGAGGATCAGACTTGGCGCCCAGCCACAGGCCCTTCCGCCTGTCATAGCACTGGAAGTTGTACGAACTATCCATGTGGCTTACCCTGTCGTTGTGCTGTCCGTCCTTCTCCTTGAACGGTGTTTCCTTCATCCACCAGCCGGAACGGAAGACCGCATGGAACTGGCTCCAGTCAATACCGACGAACGGCAGACTCGTAGCCTTGTTCTCTGTGATCCACGGCACATGCTCAACCGGAACACGACCGATACGCACCTGACCATGATACTTGTCAAGGTCGCTGCCCAGGTCGTCGTTCTGACTTCGTGCCAGCTTCTCCAGTGTCTTGACCTGCGGCCATGCACTGTAGATAACCCGCTTCTGCCCGTTGGCATAGCCCTTTACCGGGGCATTGTTTACCATCGGCTTGAAGTCCGTGTAGACCAGAGCATCACGAACGCTGTCAACCAGATCCGTGTCGCTGACGGTCGTATAGTTGAACGTGTAATGCTTCAGCTTGGTATAGGTAGCAGCACTCTTGCCGCCAATGGTGCCGTAGTTTCCGTTGCTGCCGTTGAACCCGCTCGTGGCGTCATAGTCCAGCCAGTAGCCGAACACGCCGAACGGGGTGTCTTCGTCGGTCGAACCCGACGGTCCCTGCCAGAAGTTCTGCTCCATCAGCTCAACCCATGAGATTGCCCGCTGATACCGCTTAGTCGCAACGTAATCGACGATCTTTGCCGGGCCGCTGTTCATCGCATCCTCGCGCACGTCGAACGCACAACCGGAGGTCGTGTGCCGCCACGGGATAGTCAGGGTTATCGTCCCGTCCTTGATGTTCACGTTGTCCCTGTTGTGGAGGCCCACGTTCCGGGCGTTGTCATCGCCGTTCTGCAGCAGGTTCCATGTAATGCCCGTGCCGTTGTCAAACTTAACACGATACTTGTTCAGCAAGTTTGACGCAGCAATATATTCGGTGATATCAGACGCGATCTCGACAAGTCTGAGCCTGCCCAAATCTTTCAAAGTCTGATTGGCCAGATCAGTGATGTCATCTGCATGAAGTGCCATTTGCTAATCCTTTCAGATCATGCCAGACGCAACTACAGAATCTCGCTATAGTCAACGGCCTCGGTCTGCTCGGGATGTATGCCGCGCTCTTTCGCCATCCTCGATACGTTAGCCACCGCACGTTGGCGTGGTGACATATCCGCATCGTTCATAGCGCGCTGTGCGGGCTTCCCGATAAACCGGCCTTGACGGTTACGAGCTTTCTTAACGTCTGCGTCCTTGGCTAATTTTTGAGAGTGTTCTGCGAACAGGCCACTTGCAGCCTCCTTCACACGGCGGGAAACGCTCCCGCTGTAGAGGTCTGAAAACACTGCTTTTTTCAACCGCTGAAGATTGCGGCCATGTTCGCTCCTGCCATCGGTCTTATCCCCTTTGCCGAAAATCGGCTCCCATTCTTTACCGAGGGATTCGACCGCTTCCGTGAAGACATCGTTGTCACGTCCGGCAAGCTGCTCACCAAGCTCGTTGATGCGCTTTTCATACATGCCGAACATCTGCTCTACTGCCTTCTTCGTAGAGCCGTTCATGGATTTGAGGACTTCGGCCAGTTCTGGAGCGATATCTTCCATCGCCTCGTCGCTGAATTCATAGAACTCAACTTTCTCGGCATCGCCTGTCCCGCCACCTGAAGACGCCGGTTTGCGTGACTCCAAGATGTCGAGCATACCCTCAATGGCCTCATTCGATCCCAAACCCAACAGCCGGTCGGCTTCATCGTCAGACAAGCCCATCTTGCCTGCACGAATAAGCAGCCTCGGATCAATCGCCTGATCCTTCGCCTGCTTGTCGTCCCCGTCGCCCTCTCCTTCTTTGTCACCGGCGGAATCGTCATCGCCAGCACGAGCGGAATCGTCGTCGCTCAATTCGGAAAGGTCATCCGGATTACCGTCCGGTACAACAAAATCAAAGGCATCCGCCATCGACTCGTCTTCAATCGGCTCGTTGCCCTTGTCATTCGTGTTTGCATTCACTTCGTCAGTCATGTCCTTGTCCTTCAATAATGACTTTCTGATACAAAACCATGAGCCCGGTCCCATTTGTCACGGGCGCGTTTAGAACTAAAGTGTGGGCGAACAAGACCTCGCCCGTCCGGTCTCCAGTCAGCACTGACACCCTTCTGCTTGTCAATCGCCATCTGTTCCTGTACCTGGTCCATATGAATTGCACGGGACAGCGATCCTGTCTCGCCGCGCTGATTCTCAAAGCCGCCGGTCTGATTCCATGTGTCGCCCAGATCCATGCCGCCCTGCTCGGCCTTGAAGTCGCGCTTGCTCATCGTGCCGCACTTGCTGCACTTCAGCCGCTTCGGAGCCTTTGCCATTTCGGCAAACTTCTCCATGCGATTGCCGCACTTATGGCAGAAAAAACAATACGTGGGCATGTCAGCTCATCCTTATGTACTGAACGATACACAATGCCGCCATGCAAAACAGCAGCAATGAGAGACACAACAAAGCCGTGTCCCTTTGGTATTTCTTTTCGTCGAAGCTCATCAAATGTAGCTCCTCAAGGAAAGATAATCCAGCATAGCCCAGTCGGCACTCTTCGCATCGTCAAACGCTTCTACGTCTTCCAGTTCTATCTGCCCGAAGTTCGTGCCATCAGTGCCGAGTTCAAAGTTGTCTGCGTCGATCTGAGTGAACACACAAACGACGTGCTGCCGTACATCTGCGGCCAAGGTCGTTGTTGCCACGCCATTTACATACGTAGCAGCCGGTGTAAGGCCGGTATATGTGATCGTGCCGCTATCGACCATGATATCATTGCCCGTATCGACGAGCAGTATTTCCTGCGTGGTCGTTTCTGGGTCAATTATGAACTTTACAGTCTGAATGTTTCCAATGTCACCCCAATCTATCTTGTCGTCCGTACCGTCGAACTTCATCCGCTTGCCAACAACAACGCCGCCGCTGTATGTCGGAGTGTGACGGAAGCGCGAGAGGTCAGAAACGCCGTCTACGGTATGCAGCACCAGCGAAGAGTCGGGTACGCCCTGCGAGAAGCGCCATGCCGCGAACGCCGCGCTCTTCGCTTCGTCATACACGAACAGATCACGCATCTCAATCTTGCCGTAATTCGTGCCGTCGTTCGCCGTCTCGAAATTATTGGCATCGACTTGAGTGAACACACACATCACATGGCTCATCTCACCAGCGGCAAGCGTCGTGCCAGCATCACCGTTGACATACGTTGCGGCGGCAGTCAAGCCCGTGTAAGTTATCGTACCGCTACTGACCATGATATCTTTTCCGGTGTCAACCAGGATCAGCTCTTGAGTCGTGGTGTCCGGGTCAACCCAAAACTCTACAGTCTGAATTGTGCCGATATCACCGAAGTCGATCTTATCATCTGTGCCGTCATGACTGTAGCCGACTGCAAGCTGTTTCGCGCCAGTGACCGTGCCATCGTTGCCATACGAGGACATATCCTGCGCCTGCGTAGCGCCGTTGCATAACGCGGCGAGGCGAAGTGAGGCGTCTGTGATATCGGCGTTTGTCGGGAGCGGTTGTGATCGTCTTGGCAGATTCATAGTCCGCGCCTTCCCATGTGTCCCAATTTTATCGCCTCATCCAGCGACAATTCACACGCATAAAACTTTATCAACGCCAGCGAACAGTCACCGAAGTTGGTTGTCTCCACTCCGAAGTTCACGGCGTTCGCATTGATGCCAGTCGCACTGGCCACAACTACATGCTGCCAATAGTCGGCAATCAGCGCAGAAGACAATGCGCCGTCTACATACACAGTCGGCGAAGTCCAGCCGGTCGTGCCGATTGTGCCAGCCGTCACATCAACATCTATCCCTGAAGCAAGCTCCATGAACTGCTCAGTCGTCGTGTCGGGGTTGACAAAGAAGGAAACCGATTTGATTCCATTGTAGACATCGCCGACTGCGATCTTATCGTCAGTGCCGTCGAAGTCCGCTGCCTGAGAACCCCAAGGCGTTGTGGAGTAGGATTCCCCGGTCCAAGTCCCATCATTGCCACGAATAAGCCCATCGGCATTTCCATTGAGGTTCCACTGCTCGATTCTGAATTGTGGGGATGTCAATCTGTAACTCATAGCAAACGCCCAGTTCTGGTCAAGTGCATGACGTCCTTCACCTGCGTCTCTGTCAGAGCAGATGAAAAGATCATGGGGGAGTCGATGCAGCCAGCAAAACGACTAATCGTTGAACCATCGTTGTTATACGCTCCAACAAACATGTTGCTTTCCGAAGTAAACTCCGAAAAAACAACAGAACTCGTATCGCCCGGATACGAGGGATTATTTGGTGCGAGTTCGTCATCAAGGTATATCTTCAGCCCACCATTTCCGGCAATCGAACTATCTGCAACACAACAAATAAAACGATAAGGATTAGCCCCATTTGCCAGCGAATTCGAAGTTGTATATGTTGCGTCGTTGCCTTCCGAATTATATCCAAAAACAATATGCCCGGTAGTAGCGATATACGCAAACACCCAACTATCATCACCAACAGAATCCCTTGACCCAAAAATCCTTTCCGTCGCAGCTGGCTGCCCATCGTCTGCTCTAAAGAAACACGCTATTGAAAAGCTCCCACGAAACACTGACTGAAACGGAGAGTTGAAATCTGTATGCTCGTCTGAGCCATTATAGCGCGTTGCCTTCCCGCCACCCACGCCCTGCACGATATTCGTCGAGTCAAGCCCTGAGCCGGTGCCGTTGTTAGAGCCGTAAGTATTCGGCGCCAGATTCACCGGATTGATGGTTGACATGTCGTATGCGGCAACGAGTGAGGAAAGATAATCTGACATTACGCTACCTCTCCAATGTAATTCATTGCCTGAACGTCCATCAATTCATCGAACCAATAATTGCGGCTAACCATAGTCTTCGCATGGCAAGCTCGGCATAGCGACATAAGATTAAACGGTTCCAGGTCTTCTTTGATATAGTTTATGTGGTGAATGTCTAATCTTCGTCCGTTCTCTTTTTCAGTCTTGCCACACATCTGACACTCATGGTTATCACGATCCCTTATTTGCCTTCTCAATTCAGGATCAAAATCTACAGGATATGGATGTCGAGAAACACCGCCTTGCCACAAAGGGGCACGGATTCCAACGAAATATCTCTGAGCTTTTTTTTTGCACTCGTGCTTGCCGCAAGTTATAAGCTTGCGACCCTGCGTGATAAGTATATTTGGCATTACGCTAATTGGCTTGTTGCATCCTATGCAGTTTATTTTTAACCTATCGCCAGCCCACATATGATTATCGGCACCTCTCTTCCCGCCAAACCCCCGCTTCTTTGCGAGGTCGCGCATCGCCGTGCTTCGACACTCCGGCCTGCCGCAAAGCAGGTTCTTCATTAGAGAAATCTGGCTCTTGAACTTCTTGAACTCGCCTCCGCAAACAGAGCATATAGCAGTAATCTTGCCACCCTTCCAGTTCTGCCCGTTCTTGCCGTTATACCTGCCCTCCCTAAAGAGTCGCTTCGTAGCCAAGTTTGCTTTTTTGCGTTTTTCTGGAGTAATTATTGAAACACCGTAGGGCTTGACCCCAACGCTCATCAGGGCTTTGGATATTGTCGGAGTCGAACACCCAAACTCTTTGGCCGTTTTTCTCAGGCTCTCCACCTTACGATAAAAAGCAAGAACTTTATCGGTGTCCAGGAAAATCTTGTTAGGCAAAAATCAAACCTTTCATTCTCAAAAAACAGACAAGCTAGCGAGGTTGCTGATCTCAGTTGCGGTCAGGACTCGCTTAAATATCAATAGATTTCTAAGCGCAATAGATGGCGCACCCGACTCAATGCTTTTGTTTCCCCAACACCCTATAGTCAGGTCTTGATTATTTGTTAGAGTCAACGGATCATCAACACCGTCTGTCTCTCCTGCATATTGGTCAACATAAAATGTAGCATCCCCATCTCTATCACACGTTACCGCAACAAAGTGCCAATTCATATCAAACAACAAAGAAATCCGATTTGTTGTTAATCCCGTGTATGTATCGTTTACCTGGCTGCCATCGTTTATCCTTAAGTGTAAACCGTTGGCGCCCACAAGAACAAGCCGGCTCAATAGAAATGCCCATCCAACATTTGTTCCATTAGAGGATGCTTTATCACAAACCAAGATAGGATCGTCTGCAATATCAGCATTGGTAGTTCTTACCCATAATGCAACACTGAAATCTTCTGTACCAATCAAGTCACCCCTGTACGTCGCATCATCAGCGGCTACATAATCAGGAGTATCTATATCCAAACTCAACGCCTTCCCAAACGGACTATTCACAGGAGTCGGATTACCGTTGACCGTGTACCGCCTCCGCAGATCGTTCAGGTCCGATAGGGACTCAGCGAGCACGCAATCTTTGTCCTGAAGAAACCGGCGCATTTCGCTCATCCTACAGCTCCGCTACCACCGCAGTCTTGGCAACAAGATCAGTCCACGTCGTCACGCCAGCCTCGGCTTTCTTGCCGGCCAGGTACTTGGCTGAGTCGAGATGAGCCTTCACCTTGTCCAGCTCGGCAACGTAAGCAGTCTGCGTGCCTGCAACAGGCACCGCAGCCATAGCCTTTGTCTCAGCTTCTATCTCATCATACAGCGCAGAGATGGCTCCCCAGGCATTCAGTCCTTTGAGTACCTTGCTGCATACAACAATCTTATCCTTCTCACCGGCTTCGACTTCTGCTATAATGTCAGCAGCACATGCCGTCGTATCAATAGCATCGGGCTCGGCAGCATCCTCTTTTGCTCTCGGGTAAATATAATCCATATTTTTGCCTCCTTAATTCGATCCACGGTACTGAAACGTAACTGTGGAATCCGTGTCACCTGCTTCTGAAACAAAGACCGGCTTCTGGTACTTATACCCACCATCAATCGTCTGAATTATATAAGTTCCACTTCCCGTAAGCGTAACAATATTAGCCGCGTATGCAGCAGTAGCCACGGCAGTTGACTTCAACCCCAAAGTGCCATAACCAGTATTCAGTGTTCCGTCTATTCTAACGACTACTTCGGTACAAGTGTTAAGCACTACGGTTACAGCCCATGTATGGCAACGAAAACCATCAGTATTCACAGGAATGCCGTCACCGGGAGCGGTAAGAGTTGTCTGGGCAGCAGGAGCGGACGGCACCCCGCTCACCGCCGTCGGGTCGATTGCTGTCAGTGCGCCCTGTGCAGCATCGTAACCGGCAAGGATCAGCCTGCGATACAAGTCCGTCCAGAATGCGCCTATCTTTCCTGCCGTCAGCGCTGTTGGTACTGCATCGGAAGCATAGCCTCCTATCTGCATGGCATTTGTTGGCGCAGTGCCACCATCTGCCGCTACAGCCGCTTCAATAGTCTCAGTCGCCCCTTCTATTTCAGAAGCTGCAGTGCCTATGAATTCCAACTGGCCGTGAATGTTTCCATCAACATCAGCGGCAGAGCCAATTGCCCCGAATTGCGTATCGTCCGTTGCCAGAGTCACTGCTTGGGCTGAGGCCATCGCGCCGGTGCCAACAGCAAGCAGCGTTTCAAGCGCGGCCAAGTCGGTCGCACAGTTTCCCGTATCAGCATCAATCGTACCCAACAGAGCATTGCCAGCCGTGACCAAGGCTTCAAGCGCATCGAGATTCGCCTCTACGCTTACGCCGTCCATTGTGATCTCGGTATTGTCTTCCGTGTACCGGCAAGGAACGATATTGACTGAATCGACCTTGATATCTTCGAGTGCGTCATCCTCTCCGTCAAAGGTCACGCCGATCTGCATGTACGTGATATTCAACGGGTCCCAGCCCGTGCCGTTAATCGCAGACGGTTGGCCTATCGTCGCCGTGCATAGCGTCCATCCCGTCTCCAGACTCGTATCGCTGACAGTCCACTGGACGTTGTTCGACGCGCTTGAGCCGAGCTTGACAAAGCAATTAGCCACGTCGGTCAGTGCGCTGAGATAAATCGCCCACTGTATCTTGTCGTGGAGCTGTATGCCCTCTGCTTCGAGATTGAGCGATACAGTCCGGTACGCACCGGCAATTTTGGTTTCCGCAGTCGCATCCGCCTTGTCGAACTCAAGCGAATACTTGCCGGTTATCCGCAGCCCACTCGCTGCAAGATTCTCCGTTTCGTCACCGAGGATGGTCCACAGAGTGTAATCGTCCATCCTGTCAATCGGTTTGATGCTATACATTTTTTATCCTCCAAATGCGGGCGAACTCGCGCCCGGCTGACCGGACGTGCTCATTTTCGCCAAACTCTGCATCATCACATTATTATTTCCGTTGGGAGTCGTTCCCGGACGGCTGATTCGTTCGTTTACCGTATGGCTGGTCTTCAGCCGTGGCGGTGCCTGCACCTGTCCGGCAATCTGCTGTTTCATCGCCGGATCCATTTCCTTGAGCAGGATATCATACGGCACATTCAACTGCTTGCAGATATACCGCACGGTCTCTGCCGCATTCGGCATCTGACCGGCCTGCATCAGCGTCTCGGCATTCGGCAGTATCATGTTGTGCCATAATTCCATCACGCCCTGCGCTTTTTCCTGCGGTGTGCGGTCAACCAGAGAATGCGGGTCCAGCGTAAAGTTGTAATCGAGGAAATCGCCCTCTCGTTCCTCTGGTGTGAAGTGCCATTCAATCGGAATGTCATGTTCGCCGGGTACACTCGTCCAGCCCTTGAAATCCCGTATATCTTCCACCCACGTCCACCAGGCATGTTTACGCAGAACGCTCTTGGCAGTCCGCATCAGTCCAAGCTGCAGAAACCGTATCAGGCCACTTGCCGTATCGTGGATCAGCTTGTCACCACGGAACGTCTCGGCGCTTGGGCCCAGACCGCCAAGGGACTGCAGGTTCCCGCCTTCAGTATCGGTAGTCTGCAGGGACCAGATCAGCGCCTGCATCATCAGCGGATCAGCCCCGCCGTACTTCATGTCTTTCATCTGCGCCAATGAGCCACGCGGGACGATCACCACCCCGCCGTCACTGGATTCGCGGATGATAGCCGCAGCCTTTTCAGCGCCCTGCTCGGCAACCAGCACTTCTTTCTGCCTGTTGGCCTGCCTGCCGACCTTACGCATCAGCTCGTTCGCGTACATGTGCAGCTCAAACAGACTTGCCGCGGGAGGAATCGGCAACGGATAGCCGGGCGTGAAATACCAGCCGAGCATATCATACGGTCCGCCTTCAGGGCCATCCCATTCCCATACGGCAATCGGCTCGTCCGCGCCGTCGGCAATCGTGACCATCGTGTTTTCTTTCGGCAGGTACATGTCCCAGACCCAGACGTTATCGTATATCCGTGCGCGTTCATCGCCTTCCTGGGTGCCGCTCATGGACGGTTCGGGCATCATCTGGCTCTGCATCCGGTCGTCTATAGTCGCCACCGGTTCGCCGCTCTTGGCTTTTCTCATCATCTCCTCGACCCATTTCTTGGGTCGCAGATACCGGTCGCCTATCATGTCCACCTTGTCGTATGACTTGGCGCTCATGTCGATCATCAGATCATCAATGAATATCGTGTCCGAGAACGGTCTACCCGGATCGATCAGTTCTCCGTCTGCCTCAAACACTTCGGGGGCGCCAACGCCCAAGCCGGTCTTGAAAACCCCTGCCGAGAACATGGCGTCCAACGTTCCTCTCGCAAACACATCACCAAGCAGTATCTCCGACAAGTGCCGGTTCACGGCCAGCTCGAATTGAAAAGCGAACGGGCGAAGATTCGGGTATGGTGTTTCTATGCTGACGCGAGGTTCGCCGGTTGCCATGTTCTGCAGCCATATACGAATAGCGTCCTGCAGTTTGTTAATGATCACCGGCTGCCCCTTGGGTGCGCCGTCCTCAACCACAAGGTGTCCCGCGTACTGTCGCCGTATCTCGGCGCTGGCTCTCCGCAGCTTCGCCATGCGCTCGTAGTTATACACCGAGGCTTCGTTCAGGCATTGTATCTGCCTTTTCGTCATACTGCCGTTGTCAAGGAAGAACTCAGGTGTCGCCGGTGCAACCTGCAGCTTCTGATCCTTGCGCTTGTTCCACCACTGCCTGAGTGAATTCAGTACACTGAAATGGCTATCAAGGAAGCCCATCAATACCACCTTTCGCCAACTGCTGCGGCAGCCATCTCATGTTCTTGTATCCTGCGGGCCAGCGTCCCCGGCTCTGGTTCTCTCCAGACAGGCATCGGTTCGGGCCGTTCACGCATGGCCCTGACAAGAATAACCTCGGAGGTCGTGACATCGCCATGCTGATCACCGGCATCGGCCATGTTGTCCGTGGTTCTGCTGACCTGGTGGACAACTCCGCCCCTGCCGTCATGGACAAACTGTTCTGCCTGTTGGTATGCCTCGGCGCTTGGCGTGAAGAACTCTCCATGAAACAGCGCGTCACGATAGTCCGTGAACAGCTCTTTCTTGATACCACGGTTACTCGGTATGCCGGGTCGTCTTCCAGGCTTGGGGTCTTGCTCGTCACGAGACTTGTAGTACAGGACATCGATTTCGCCGTGTTCCAATACCTTCGTGCCGAACGGTCCGCCCGGACCGGCCTGATCCCATGCCATGAACGACGCACCCATGTCGGTTGAAAACCACCTATACACAGCAACGCAGAGCCGTGAGAAGTCCTCCGGAGTGATACCGTTTGACCGGTACTCCATCACCTTTTCCTTGGTCGTGTCATCGCCGATGCTGAGAGACGAATCAGATGCTCCGCCGTTACCTGTGGCCACGTCCACGCCCATCGTGTACGTCGTATTCTGCGGCACCATACCGTTGACCAGCTTGAACCACAGCTTCAGCTTGTCGTTCCGTACATCCCGGTCGGTAAACCGCAGAGTCTCGGTTTCCGTGTGCAGGAAACGATCGGGGATGAAATCCAAGATATCCCCCACATGATTCGGCTGACGGGCATTCCTTGACCGTGCATCGGCCAGCTTGTCTGCCCTGAAGAACGGGCTGCCGCTGCCGAGGTATGAAATCTGTATTTCCTGCGAAACGTCCTGAAATGAGTCGGCTGATCGTTCCTCGCCGTCAAACCACGGGCTTCTCAGGAACTCCCACGGTGCGCCCGGATCTGAATGTGTGGGCGTAGTTACGATTTTGTAATCCGGATGCTTATCATGCCATTCCTTGTCCAGCAGTTCAACCTTGCCGCCCTTTATCGAGTACATGCCCTCTGATTTCTCGGGATGCAGCGACCAGTGAAGGGTCATCCAGTCGATACCGCCTTTCGTCTTCGCCGTGTGGAAGCTGTTGCCCACTCCGTTTGGCGTCGATACGCGGACCTGCATACGTGTCGTCTGGTTGAGGGATCGCGTGATCTCCGTGCCGTATGTGGCAGCGGCTTCCTCATCGCGGAAGGCCACGAAGTTACGGCCTCCTCGACCGGCCTGTTTGCCCGATGCCTCGCCCCGTATCTGGTTGCCCTGGCGGAGATTGATAACCTTCATGGCAGGCCGACCGTGTTGCGCGTCGTGTTCGCAGCCCCGGACAGCCAGCGAGGGCGGCATTCTCGACTCGATGAAGTCCAGCTTCTGGAACAGCGCATCTTCATCGTCTGAGTTATCGACTCGTTCCTGCTTGGCCGATACGCAGCGCATCTGCCGGTTCTCGTTGAATCGCCAGATCCAGTCCAGGAAATACAGTACGCAGTAGGTGATACCCATATCACGCGACTTGTCGATCCCGACGTCCCACCGCCGATACCGGTTGTGGGGTTTCAGCGATTCCGCCGCATTGTATGCCAGCAGCATCAGAAGGATATCCTGGTAGTCATACGTGATAAACGGCTGAATTGCCCGGTCTTTGCGCGTATCGAGAGTGTAGCAGAATGTGTTGACGTAGAATCGAATATCGTTCCGGCAGGACGCATGTATGCACCGCCGGGCAGCGGCATCCTCTCTGATCTGACGCCATATGAATGCCCGCCAGAGCAGATTCTCATCAGGTTGCTTCGGGACGTCCGAAAACGTCAGGCAGTTGTCCGGCGAATAGGCGTTTTGCTTGTCCCAATACGCCAGAAAACCGTTCTCGCAAAGCCGAAGGCATCCCTGTTGCGATAAATGCTCGATCGTCGTCGTCACTCACGTCTCCACCAAACAGGTCTTTGGCTATCTTGTCCTGCAGGCTCTTCCAAGCCGGATCGCTGTTCCGCGCACCAACCAGCAATGACCATGCGAAAGCGCTTGGAGCGTCTGCCTTGGTCAGCGAACTGGGATCGTCACCGTAGTGCTCAAACGCCCAGTACCAGTCCTCGCGCACCGGCGCATGGGCCTTCATCTCGCTACTCGCAGCCTCCCAGTCCTCAACGATCTTGTCTGACGCCCATTCCTCAGCCTCAGCCTCAGACATACCGCTATTGATGGAATGCTTACGATATTCCCCGAACGCCTTGACCAGGCTGTTTTCGCCGAGCCATACCCGACGGCTTTCTACGTGTTTCAAATCGCCCCACGGGTATGCTGGCATGTGTCTCGCTTAGTGTCTCAAGTGTCTCAAGTGTCTCAGTCTACGCAGACAGTGTGGCAGATAAGTAACGGTTTGTCAAATGTTTTTTTGACGTTACCGTGTTGTAGCGTGAATTATTGGAAGTGTGTTGTTATGGTAACATAGGATTGTACGGTGAATTTGTGGTTAAATGGTAATCGCAAAAAAAGTGAAAAAAATCAGTCGATGGCGATTATTTGTAGAGCTCTGGACGCATAAGGCGATGCGTCCTTTTTATGAGATAATCCAACTTGACCTCGATGCCCTTGCCGGACATCAATCGCTCTTTCAGGTATGCTCTGGTATGGTTTGGGTGCATACGACAGGCAAGGTCAAGCACTTCCTCGACGGTCATGTCGATAGGCGCGGTGCCTTGCGCGTATGTCTTGTCAGTCACGGTCTATTTTGTGACCGCATTCTGGGCAAAAGTTGTTCTGCGCCCAATGCAAATCATTTTTGACCCCCATATACCCTATATGCCGCTGAACTTCGCACTTCTCGCACTTCGGAGGCAACTCCACGTAGTCGTCGGTTCCAGAAACGTGGAGATCCTTCGGCTCCCACATCTTACATCTACCATCACCATCCAGCGGCGGAGCGCATCTATACGACTCTTGATATTTACATGTTCGACAACTAGGGTAATTGATCTCGTTGGCGATCCGCACCAAATCGCAGATCATGTGTGCTACGAGGGGGTCTTCTGTGTCTGCGTGCAACAATGCCTGCCATACAGTTCTCAGCGTTGATTTCTTTCCCATCACTTCCCCTTGTTCTTGAAGTATTCAACCGTCTTCAGACGCACCACGGCCTGATCGCGGCTCTTGTACGGCCCGCCAAGGTTCTTGCCCTTATGGCTGACCACGTAATACCCGTCCTTGCGCTTGACGATCATAACGGCTACTCCTTCTCAACTCGCACCATAGAGATACAGCTCAATGCCTTATATATATTTGACTCAATATACCGCATAGCATCTCCTTCTTCCATTTCGTCCATGCGGTTCAAGTCGGGTATATTCATCAACATTGTGCCGGTAATGCTTTGTTGTGGGGGCATACCCAGTTTTTCTGCATAAACCCGCAGCGGAAGTTTGATGATCACATGAATGTCCCCACGATCTCTCTCTTCGCGGTCTCTCGGGTAAAGGACGTTCCAAACCAGAAACGGCCCTATGGTCAGCTTGTTGAGAATGGCGCCAACTTCATGCCCAACGCGATCCTTTGTCCACTTCATCACAGCTCCTCCTTCGTCCCCAACAGCGTGTCAATCCAGCACTCGTAGCAGATATTGATGCCGTCCTCCTTTGATGCGTCTTCGTGGTGTTTTCCCCATTGCTTTTTCATGAACTCATCGGAATCCCTCGCCACTATACTGACGCCAATGACGCTTGCTCCGTGTTCATCCGTCATTTCCTTGCCGCATTTATAGCACTTCATCACAGCTCCACAATGCTTGCGCTCAGAACCGCGTACTTATGCTCGGCCAGTTTGACCGTTCCGGTATAATCCTCGCCGTCCTTCATGGGGTTCTTCAGCAGGACCTCTCGCATTGCGTCCAACATTCTCTCTACCTCTTTCTTGTATTCGACGATAGTTTGGTCAATGTCATATTCGCTCATCACAGCTCCTCCTCTGTAATCTCCCCCCGTTTGAACGCCTCGCGCCGCTTCCGGCTCTCCTCCAGCTTCTTGCGGTCCTCACGCTGCTGCCGGTTCGTCTGATCCTTCCGGAACACCTTCTCCGTGTGCGCCTGGATTGACTCGCGACCGGCCACCGCAATACATGCGTCCACGACAAACCGGCTCAACGAGACACCTGCCCGATCCGCCAACTCTTGTATGGCGTCAAGCTCCGACGGCAGCAATCGCGCCCGAATTGAACACGAACGCCTCAGCGCGGCTGGTAACTTCGGTCGTACCATATCAGTCTCCTTCAAGCAGTTCTGGATTCTCGTAGATGTTGCCGACTACCTCAATTTGCTCCGGCACCATGCAGTGTAGTGCGATCCCGCCAAGATAGAAAGATCCGCGACTAAATGTCACGCTGCCCCTATCGCCTTGACCTTGATCATTGCTGTTGAGCAAGCAAACGAAGTCGGCCGTGTCCCCCTCGTATATCTCCTTGCCATCCTTGTCCTTGAGGCCGGTGTATTGCATTAGATGATACTCTGGCGTTTCTTCCTCTATGCGCCCTATTTTGCATGAGCAATGCCCTTGTCCCACAGCTTTGGGCGGGTTAGTTTCGTATAGCCGACCAGCTTCAATTTTGCCCATACCTATCCAGTTATAGTACATCTGGCCAAAATACACCATGCTCTTCCACTTTGGCACCCACGCCCTGAACTTGATCTCACGCATCAGCCGGCTCCTAATTGATACTGCGGGTTTTCTTCCAGACGGTCGTTACCTCTTCTTTGGTCAGGCATATCGGAATAAAGCCTCTCCCGTATTTCCGAATTTGGAAAATAAGATTCCAGATCAGTCGGCGTCTACGGATCATCCGCTTCTCCTGTTAAAAAGCGGGCCGGGCAGGGATTGGCTTAGACTCTCAATGAGCGCTAATTTACAGGGGGTCTGTCGGCCCCCAATGACAGAATCACCGTTTACCCCGTCACCGGCCCTTTGAATCTCTGGTCGAGGTGGGCTTTATCGGCGTCACGTCAACACCCGTTTCCGAGCCCCATAGCTTCCCGTGCACGGTACACAATAGGCCTCCTGGCCGAACCTCGACATATACACTTGGAAACAGTATGAACCATGATCTGCGGTATGGCAAATGTTTCTGTGGGACAACTGGGGAACGTTTGGCAAACATTTTTGAAAACCCTAGGTGACAAAAAATGGCAGGGGTAAAAAATGGTAGAAAATTTTGGGGGGCTATGTAGTAGTACCTGCTCGACCGGGGGCGGGGTCGGGGTTCAACTTCTGTGCAGCAAGCTTCAAAAAAAACTCCTCTGTGCCTCTGTGCCTCTGTACGTGCCGCCCTGCCCTGTGCCCTGCGCCCTGGCGGCTGCCCTCCTGTGCTCTGCTGCGCCCTCTGTGTGCCTGCATGGTCACAATGACAGGTGCCCATATCAGCCCATACTGCCCGTTTAGGCACTGAACAAAACCAGCCCGAGGCGTTGTCAGAATGCCCGTTGATCATAACCGCTTGTACCTGTGGGAGTTATGCCTGAACGTCCGATAACATTCATTACGTTAGGTTAGCAGCGCAACTGAGCCCTTTCGTTACGTGATTGTAACAAAGAACGGGGCAAAACGTTACGATTCGCAGACTAATTGCTTGAAATTGTTACGATATCCCCATAATCCCCCTCTTAAACGTTCTTTCCTGTTCCACTTTCCTTTCTTCGTTCCTTTCTTCTTTCTTCTTTCTTCTTTCCCTTCTTCTCTTCTCTTCGTTCTCTTCTTCTCTTTTCCTCTCTCTCTCTTCTCTTCTTCTTCTCTTATACGTTTAAGAAGAAGATAAGAAGGGAGAACGTATAATAAACGTAACGTATAATAAACGTAAGAGCTGAACCTGGATTTATTTTGTTTTGTGGTTGATTTTTGCCCTGGAGGCGGCATTATGGGGGTGTAATCAGGACGGGCAAGACTTCAGGACACTTTTAGAAAGGGCAAGAGAATGAAAACGGATAAACAGGGTTGCTCAACGTGTCAGGCTGGCACGGAGCAATACGAGCACTTCACGATGAACGGGCTGGAACTGATCCAGTACGACTACAGGACTGACAGCGGCAAGCTGTTCTCATGCGTCACGGGGAGCCTGTACAATGCGAGAGCACGGCGCGACAATTGGCTCAACAGGCAGAAGGAAGCCAAATAACACTTTTTGACAAGGGGTAGAACATGGACTACGATAAACAGAAAGCGCGTGAAGCCGTCAAGGCAACGGCGAAGCATACGCCGACACTGTATTTCCGCACACAGCCAGACGAGTGGAACGCAACCGCTGATTGCGGCTGTGAGATTGTCACAGAAGAAACGGGCTGTATAGCATTCAGGCAGTGTCCACTCCACGCCGCCGCGCCTGACCTGCTGGCAATGCTTGAAACCGTGGATCATGTATTTGCAAGTAGATTCTGGCTTGTAAAAGGGTTTGACAAGATAAGCAAGCTGGACTATGGAAAACTGCGCAATGATATCCGCGCAACACTGGTAAAGGCCAGAAAGGAGGCATAGCACCATGGCGCGATATGACGGAAAAAACACCAAACAATGCAGTGTCAACAAGTTTCACGGTCAAGCGGTGGGCAGAGTGCGCATTAATGGCAAGCGCGTGCCCGTTTGCCTTAAATGTCAAAAACTGGCAAAGGCCAAACCATGACAGACGCAATACTAGACTGCATGGATCACCTGCGCGACAGGTACGGACTGGATGAATACGAGGCTTTATGCCTCGCGGAATTGCTTTACGAACTTGGTATCTTGGAAAGGGCATAGCATGTACAAAACAGTATCAGAACACGATTTCTGCGAGAGATTCCGCAAGATACGGCCAAACAGCTTCAGCTATGCAGGGCTGAGGGCTCTGTTCAATTACTTGGAGGAGTACGAGGAGAGTACGGGCGAGAATATAGAGCTTGACGTGATCGCCCTCTGTTGCGACTTTGCCGAGTATGACACGGCACTGGAGGCCGCAGAGGAGTACGGATACGAACCGGATGAGGACGAGAGTCGCGAAGACCAGGAAGAGGCGGCCACAGAATGGCTGAACGAGCGCACCACAGTGATTCCCGTTGGCGATAGCGTGATCCTGTCCAGTTTCTAATCGACCCCCTGAGAGCGTCCGGCACACGCTGGGCGCTCGACTGGTGGCCGATTGAACAGGGACTTTCATAGAAAGGGCGTAAACGTGGCAGAACAGAAAACACGTGAACAGATAATCATTGATTGGCTCCTGGGGCTGCGCTGGCCGATTTCGCGGGAGGATTTCGAGGAGTTGCAGAAGGCGGCAAGGGAGGTGCAGGATGAAAGTTGACCTACGATGCGACGAGGAATCAATGAAGGCAATACGCCAGATGATAGAAGAGCGTATTGACGCGCATATCGAGGAGAACCCGGGCATGTATTCGGGTGCACAATTGGAGGAATTGCGGCCCGTATGGCGGAAGCATGCGCTTGAACGGCTGGAGGAATCGGGTTTAATGGTTTTTGACACTGAGGAGGAATGAACGATGAAAGTTGTAGTAAATAGGTGTTTTGGTGGTTTCTCAATCAGCATAGAAGCTGCTGAATTTATGGCTAAACGGGGGAACAAACAGGCTCAAGCAGAGTTGAATGAACACAGGGAAGAGCGAAAGGTGTACGAGCATTACAGAGACACCGGAAAGTGGAAAGGAGGCAAACACGGTCAAAGTTTTGCCGATATTGCCCTGAGATATGGCCATCTCAACACATTTCATGGCTATGGCTACACCAAAGAACATCGCAACGGGTATGACCGAAGCGATCCTGACCTTGTGGCCGCTGTTGAGAATCTCGGTGAGAAATCTGGTGGTGAATGCGCCAATCTCGCCGTCGTTGAGATCCCGGACGACGTGGAATGGGAAATCGAAGAGTACGATGGTCAAGAGTGGGTGTCAGAAAAACACAGGACTTGGTAAGGAGGAATGAAGATGAACGCATATCTGTGGACGGTGCTTGTTTTGCAATCTGTTAGCATTCTGTTGGGGGCCCTTGTGCTGGGCGCACGGCTGAACGGGTTTGTGCCGGAGCCTTTGGGCCTTGGCCTTAGCTTTGTGCGTGAGATAGTCGCAATTGGCTTTTTGGTCTGGACAGCGGTTCTGCTGTTCGGATGATATGGTTTTTGATACTGAGGAGGAATGACATGAAAAGCGAATACGAACTTGCAAAGAAAGAGTGCGCGCTGTGGATATTCAATGTTGATGTTGGGCGGAAGCACTGTCCCATGACGTTGAGGTACACACCAAAGGACGGCTACACAGGGGGAGAATGTAAGTACAAGGACGGAACGTGCGCCTTTTTCACCCCGCGCTCTGCCAGGATACGACGCTGCCCGGACTGCGGGGAACTGCTGAAACCCAGACAGCGGTACTGCGGGAAATGCACGATCAAAAGACGGAAGAAAACCAAGAGAGAATCAAAGCGCGGCAAAACCAACTTGCCAGTAGACAGTTAACGCATTTTTGGCCGTCATAAGTCGTTGAAATGACAGCACCTAATTTTCGGGTTTTTTCAAGTATGATATACCCTACACGAAAGCCGTTTTTCGCGGTTAACTGTCCCCCTGTTTTGAGGGCTTGAAAATGAAAAAACAAACCGCCGTTCTGTATGCGCGATTCAGCCGGGGGTGGCCCTCCGCGGACAAGTGCGAGAGCGTCGAGTCTCAGCTAGAAGACTTGCGCCGATTCTGCATGACCAACAACATCTGGATGGCAAATGAGTTCAGCGACAAGGCGCTGTCGGCAAATGCCGAGTGCACGGGCGTGTGGGATGCGATTCATGCGCTGAAAAAGGGCTGGCTGCTGATAGTCCGGTCGTTTGATCGTCTGCCGCACGACGATGTGTTGTTGCGCGTCATACGGCACAAGCTTGATCAGAACGGCTGTCGGATAATGTCGATAACCGAGCCGGATATCGTCGAGGATGCGTCCGAAAAGCGGTTTGTCCGAAACATCATCCAACGTGTATCAATCTACAACATGGAGATCACACGGGCCAGAAACAGGGCGAAATTACGCAAGCGTCGGTTTAAGAGCAGCCGCTATTGCCCGTATGGATGGAAGCCAAGCAAAGAGAGAGACGGGACGATAGTGCGCGAACCGAAAGAGCGGGCCGTCGTGGACATGATCGTTATGTACTACAAGCAGGGCAAAAAGCGACAACAGATCGCCGATCTGCTTGTGAAAAACGGCGTGAGGACCCGCAACGGAGGGAAATGGGATCATACCCAGATCAGTCGAATCCTGGCGCGGGAGGGATTTCCGCGTGGGCATAAGATTTCACAAGAGGGGTAGCCTATTCCTTGTCCATAACAAACGCGAACACGTCGCTGTCAACGGGCTTCACATAGGGCCATACCTTCTTGAGCGCGGCCATGCGCCGGTAGATACCCTGATTTCTGAGCTCAAGGCGGCGGTAGTAGTCGTAGATTTCTTCTTTATCAACGGCGACGTAGAATCCGCGGTCGCACGATATGACCGGCAGCAGCTCCTTTTCCAGAAGATTCTCGCATGATTTTGTCACGCGCCTATATCCGGGTATCGGGGCGGGCATCAAGTACCGTATCTTCTGGGCCTTGATCGCATTCTCGGCCCCGCAGTGTCTGTCGCTCAACAATCGCCATATTGCAGATTCAAGCTCGTTCATTTCGTGTCCTTTTCTTTAAGACAATGGCCAACGCTTCTGACTCAGCCTCTTCACGGGAAAGCGCGCCATCATACTCCATTATCGCAGCTCGCTCTTCAAACTCTTCTTTTTCCTCCGGCGTCATATCACACATTCATTGCTTACCTAACGCACTTGTATGTTATGGTGACGTTGTCTGAGCCCGAGTTGGTCGTCACCGTTGCGTCAAAGATTGAGCGCTGGAAGGCGCTGCACTTCGCGCAGAAGATCGGCGTCCATTTCGGATAGTCCGGCTCGACCGCTTTTGGGTCAAACAGCTCACCGCACTTATGGCAGTTTGTCATGCGGATCCACTTCGAGAGTATGTCTGCGTTCTTCATCCCTCATCCTCCCATTGAGACAACGTTACAACGTATCCCGGTGAACACTCGTCGGCGTACCGCTTCGCGCTGAACTTCTCCGCAATCTGAGCGTCGTCACCATACAGCAACCCATTGGCCGCGTCTAAAAAAAGTTTCTCCAAATTATCAATGTCAGGACGCTTGCTCGAGTACGGTATCAGCCGCTGTTTCTTGGTGTGCGACTTCGGGCGCGGCAGGAAGACCGTCAGCTCTATCTTGATCGGTCCTTCCATCGGCGTCCAATCCGCGTCCAGCCGCTCTTGGATAAGCACCTGCAGACTGCGCTCGGCATTCTTTGTCTTGGACGGCGTATAGGCAATGCCGCGCTTGGTCATCCTGGGGCGTCCCTTTGCCACCGGGATATAGTGCAGATCGAAATGGTGAACAAGCGCCCACATACATTGCCCTTTCAAAACGGTGTTTCAATGTCGTCCGGCGGCAAGTCCGGCTCTGCCTCGGGCTGGTCTGCCAGACAATCGCGGCAGATCAGCAGATCGTCATACCGCTCTATGTCTGGTGAATGCGGGGGGAACGTCTCGCCGCACATGTCGCACACCAGCTTTTCTTCTGGTGGGTTCAGATTGCCAAACGCGGCATTCCGCAGATTGCGCTCGTGACTGGCCTGCCAGTTCATGTCTGCTCCTTGTCAACCAAGCTAATCTTGATCGCCTTCACCAATTCCTTCGCTGCCAATTCCTTGATTCCTCTCTCAAGACCAGTTCCCCATATCTCTCGATCCGAAATCAAATTCTGTATGCGCCTGTTCATGGATATTTGCGAAAACTGATCCCTAATGTACTCTTTCGCCACATCAAATACCGCCTTATGCGCCCATTCGCGGATATCCTCTTTGGTGATGCCAAGCTCGTTGTGCATGTAGTTCTTAAACATCTTCCATTTGTCGTTCATGTCTGCTCCTTGTCGAGATCGGCGATCAACCTGCCAACCTGTGCTTGCAATCCATGTATAGTACACTTCGTCCAATCTATTGCGTGCATCCACTCAATCACCCGCTGTCTGGCGTTCCATGCTATCCGCAATTCGCACGTCCGTATGCTTTCAACCGTTGCATAGGCGCAACTGCATTGGCCGACACAATTCGTTGGGCACAAATCAAGGCTACACTTCAACAATTCCTGCTCCATGCTCATCCCCTTGCATCTTTCGGCGCTTGTCCTGCCGGTAATATGCGCCATGTCTTTGTGCGCCTCCAATACCCGCTGTACCCATCCATCTGTGCAGCAAGAACCGCCCTCGGATTTTCTGCGCAATAATGCCCCGTGTCAACGCAAGTGATGAACGGCATCCACCCTGTGTTTCTGTACTTTCTCCAAAGCGTGTATGAATCATGCTTTCTCTCTGTCATACTCACCCTTTCATGTTATAGCTGGCGGGGCAGGTCACGGCATGGGCAAGGACGCAGGATATGAGAACTACGCAACGCCCGTTGAGGCGTTTCCCACGCTACTGCCGCCGCCAGCATATAATTCAACGACCTTGAAAGGCTTTGCATTTGTGACGCATAAGACACAACGAACAGTCTATACATCTGTGTTTTTGCATGCCAATATACGCTTTCTTAACGCATCCCTCAACGCCGCCGCCTCATCACGGGCCCTTTCGGATACGGGCTGATGGGCGTTCCATGATACACGCAATTTACAACTCTGTATGGTTTTTTCTGTTGCATAATCACGATCACATCGTCCCATCCAATTCATAGGACACAGTTCAATGTCGCACTTCAACTCGTCCGGCTTGTCAATCATCTCCATCTCCTCATGTTATAGCTGGCGGGGCAGGATTACGCGCTTCTCGCGCCGTCAAAACTACCAGCAAAACCGACCTGCCACATACGGATGTTGCGATGGAACACCAATCGCGCATAAGGTATATTCCATCGCGCTGGTTTTATGTGTGTCGCGCCACCCGCCAGCATTGTCACGGCTCTTTCGTCCATTCCTTCTTCATACTCACCCTTTCATGTTATAGCTGGCGGGGCAGGGCCTGCGATCTTGTCTAACTCAACCCATTTGTCGTACAGGCATGGGTAATGTACTCGCGTCAATTCACGTTTTCGCTTGCCGCCCTTCGGACAGCAAAAACAAGATACGCGACTAAACACATCGTACAAGCCACCCCAATCATATCCAAGACTCTTGCAGTACGCCAAGCTATCTGCTTCACCCATTCCTGCCTCAATCAATGGAAACCGCACCGGCCATTTGCGGTCCTTCATCCATTTCGTCTGTGTCCGGTGAGATTCGTCTGCCGAAAACCCAACGTATTCAGTTTTATCACCCTTGATGTAGCGGATATACTTCATGCAGGTTCCGTGCTTACACGCCGTACACCAGCCGCCAGAAGATTTTGGCCAACCATAACACGCGAGCTGTTCGTTGAAATGCCGATAATACCGCACCCGTATAATATGTATGCCAGTATTCGCAATAACGCGATTGATATGATCCTCCATTTGCGGGTAATCCCATTCACACTCGAAATACACCGCTCGATCAATTGGCATTCTCCGTTCTAACATCAAATGAATCGTTGCTGTAGAATCTTTGCCAAACGATGTTGAAACAATATTTTTTGATCCACCCGCCAGCATTGTCATTTTATCTATTCCTCCCCGTTCTGCTGGAGCTTGGCCGTGGCCCTGTTTTCTTCGGCCAACTCAATCTCACCAACAGCTCCATCAATCACCAAAAACGCCTCGCAGGTCTTGCTGTTCAATTCGCATACCTGTTCGTGGTCATAGTTTGACAGATTCAGTTCTGGCGCATCATACAGAATATCCCTTGCGGCCCTCACCGCCTCAACCGCAGGCTCGGTAGGGCGGGCGTTCCATGTTTTTATAAGGTCTTTTTTGGTTAGCGTGTCAACTAAAGCAATCCCGCATCCATCGCAACAGATAGACGCAGTGCACTTTATAAACTTCGCTTGTCCGCCACAGAACGGACACGGCTTCAACTCGCCCTTCGCTTTGTCAGTCATTTGATAACCTCCTTTTTTGGCGGCAGCTCTCTCATGCCCTCGCCCAGCCGAGACACGCCCCTGGATATCGCATCGATCAGGCCGGGCTTTGGCTCTGACTCTAAACGCTCTTGCTGCTCCTTGTACGTGTCGATAAAGGTCTTGCGGCAGAACGGGTCAATCAATCCTCGGTCCTCGATTACACGTATGCCGCCCATAGACTCTACAACCTGCCGTGTACGCTCGGGCAGTGAGGCCATGAACTCCCGCTTGTGATAGCGCGAATACTTTGGCATGACTTTCATCAGGTGCGCCCAGGCTTCGTCTGCGGGCAACCGATTCTCTGGCGGGGCAGCGGCCTGGTTGTATGCCGCCACGATTTCAGGCGCTGAAGGTGGGTGCTGCGGGTGCTTCTTTGGCAAAACATCTTTGAGTAACATCATCACCGCCTGAAAGTCAAGATCGCGCAGAAACACCAGCCATGTTTCCTCCAGCGCAACGTCCTCGTGTTCGTCGCCAGACGGATACTTCAACCGACCCGGGTATGCCTTGCCGATGAACATCAGCACCTCAGCCAACTCAGAACGCTTCATTTTGTTGCTCCTTTTGCCTGTGCATTTTGACGCGATCTATACCGGACTGCCCCCTGTTGCCGCCCTCGCGCTTTTTCCATGCCTGGATCGCAAGGTTGTGGTTTTTGTACTTGTAGCCTCTCATCTCGATTCCCTCATCAAGGATCGCTATCATGCGCCTCAACTCTGGCTCTCCCCAATCAGCCTCCAGCCGTCCGTACTCACGATCTGTCAGCATCACATGCTTGTACTCGCCGTGCCTATGTCGCACCTCTCTTATCTTACTCTCTTCTCTTCTATTCTTATCTATTCTACTCTTATCTGGTAACGTATCGGCGTTACTGTTTGCGTTACGTTCGCGCTCCCTATACTTTGATACACGCAGTGCTGTTTGTGCTCTTTTCTTGGCGTTTTCGCTCATGTGCCGCTCATAATTAAGGAACGAAACACCATTACTTGTAACGCGCAGCCAAAGAGCTCTTTCCATTGCGCTTGCGAATCCAGGGCAATCGACATAAGTGTCTATCCACATAGACGTTACGCCGTGTACCGTCCCGTCGTCGCTGTGAGAATCGGCCCAACTCCACAGCTTGTGAAGGCGCCCTATCGTCTGAAATTCATCAAGCGAAACACTCTGCATGATCGTTATAACTGCTGGATCTGTCGAGAGTTCTTTGCGCATCTTGATCCAGTCGTCGGCCATTATTGTTGGACCCCAAAAGAAAACCCCCGGTCGCAGAGTGGACACCGGCAAGGGGCCGCTACGCAGCACTCTTTTGGTTTCTCTACGAACCGGGGGATTACATTCATGCTCAATCCTTGCCAATGTCCAGTTGCATTATGCCCTACGATCGGTGCAAATGCAAGCAAATTATTCGATTATTTTTTCAAATTCCACTACCCACACCCAGGGATTGACGTCCCACGGGGAAATCATCATAGCATAGGCCTTCCCGCACGATACCAAGATGATCGACTCATGCCAAGTCGGGTCCATGGCTTAATAATCGGAAGTCTTTCGGTTGGTTGAATCGACAATGCTTCGCCGATGCTCCATCCGTAATTATATATACGCCGACAAATGGTCGATGCTTTTATTCCAGTTCTCTCTGACCATTCGGATATTGTCATCTCTTTGCCAAGATGGGACAGCCTTGTATTCCTGCTTGTGTTTAGGGACTGTTGGCGTCTAGTGGCCCACCGACAATTATCTGGCTCATAGTGTCCGTCATTATCAATCCTGTCTATCGAATATCCAGGGCCATTGGGTTCGCCCATGTCTTGATAAAACACATCAAATGATTTCCATCTGTCACAAACGCGTATGCCGCGTTTACCATACGTTCCCTGTCTGTCATTCCTGCATCTGTCCCACATGCGCATCCATGTATTGTGGACAACAGTACCTGACTTGCCATGTTTATAGTTCATTATATAATCCTTTGAAATGTGAGACACCAACACCATGGATTGTCTTCCCATGAGCATCCTTGTCTTTTTCCGTTGATCGAGTCCCATAACGTACCGAAATCATCAATGACAACATCGGAAAGGGTTTCCTCTCCTTCCCCTTCTGTATCATTCGTCCACCTCCACGGGATGCCCTCGGCCACGGCATCTTCCTTGCTAATCTCCCGCACCCGCTCCACGCGGATATTCGTGATCCTGCAAAACGTCCGCGCAGCCTCATACGGCATGTATCGCTGACTGAGTTTGTTGAACTTCCAGCGCCATTTGACGTGAGTCTTTGTGAAAACGCTAATAACCTCGTCGTGTTCGTGCGCAAGCAGTGTTGCGCTTGGAGCGGCATAATAGGCCCAGCCGCCAATGTTCGCCAACGTCTCCCGCACCCACAGTTTCGTTCCACCGGTTCCGTAGGGGCATTTTTGTGGCTTGTTATCTGTGTCATACCAAATAAACGGATAGCCTGCATCGCATGATAGTCCATCCTCGTCTGGCTGCGGCTTAATAACTCTTCTTGTTTGAGTCTTGCGCCCGTCCAGTATGGCCTTGACCATATCGCCGCTGAAAATAATCGGTTTCTCATTCATCGTCACCCCTCTCATTGATCGCGCACAGGCACAGCATCAGTATGGTGCTGGGCGGGTTTCGCCAAGCTGCGTCCCCCGCCCGCACTACGTCTGCGTGTTCGTGTCCGCAAAGTGTTTGTTGCTCGGAACCGTCTACACGCATTTATTCAACCTCTTTTTCGTGTCCATTTCAGTTCGTAATCCTTCACAATTCTCCCCTTCTGCTTGTTCCCGCGCATGTGCGGAGGACACCACATATTGCCAACAAAGCCGCTTACGTGCGGCATCTCAGGAAGATACCGCATGATATGGCCCCGGCACAGATGAACCCGATTCGTCCATAGATGCTTTGCCTGTTGCTTCCCGTTTCTGCTCGTTGTTGCATGTTGCTCGATCTCAAGCGTGTAGTATGAGAACAGCGGCATGTGTCCTTTGCGCTGGTGCTTTTTGACCAGCTTCCTGTCTGTTTTCTTCTCCAAGAATCTGACATTCTTGCATGATAGCATGTCAAGGAACTGTCGGAGCATCCCGAAGATAGAAACGAAATGCGCCGTAGACTTCTTGTCACGGTTCGTATCGAATCTCTTTGTCCTCGACCAGTACAAACCGCTTGACCAGTATTTCAGTTTTATGGGTTTCGTAGAAGTGGAGAATCCTGACAAGTCTAATGTGAACTCGCAATGCGACATTGGATTAGAGCCGTCTTTGTATGCTTCAATCAATGTTGGCCAGAACGAGTATTCGTAAATGATAAGTTCTTCCTCGGCCTCAACCGAAATCAGCCACATCTGCAAGTCGTTGAATGACAGTATCATGTTGTCGAATGGTGGACGTGTCGGCCATTCCATGATGCTTTCGTCTGTATCGCGCAACTTCGTTGCACCGGCAAGGAAGGCATCCCATACGGTATCTGCATTTTCTGTTATCGACACAACTATCGCGTCATTGAACGTACATTCCTCACATGTCATGTTCAGCAATGTCAATTCTGAAAGGAATCTGCGATTCATTGTTTCACCTCTTTTTCAGATCCGTCGTCATACACCGCAACTTTCACGATCTCCCAGAACTCTATCGGCCACTGCTTAGTATCCTTCTTCATCCAATACCGCTGTCGCTGCTTGATCG